CGGCCACCAGCGCGGCCCCGACGGCCTCGAACCCGGCGGCTCCTTTATTGCCGAAGTCGTCGGCTTCCTTCGCCGCTTCCTCCATCTCGTCGGCGGCCTTGTCCATCTCCTGCGAGAGACGCTGCTGTTCTTCGGCCAGATGTTCGGTGTCGACCCCGGCTTCCTTCAGCTCGGTCTCCATCTGGTCCAGCTTCTGCGTCTGCTGCTCCAGTTTTTGCGTGGTCTGGTCGATGGCCCGCTGCTTGTCGATCATTTTGTTCGCAAGCGTAGAGCTGCTTTCGCCGGTCTCCTCATACTCGCGCTGGATGTTGTCGTGCTGCTTCTGCAGATCTTCCAGCTTGCGGCGGGTATTCTCAACGGCCGTCTGCTGCTTCTGATAGGCTGAGATATCGCTCTGCGCCTGATTCAGGGCGTTGACTTCCTTTTGGATCTGCTGCATCTGCTGGCTGGCGGCCGCGAAGGTGGAATTGAATTCCTTCCCCGCTTCCGCCGTCAGCTTAAAGAGCATCTGGTATTCTTTGCTTGCCATTGGCCGTCACTTCCTCTTTTTGGCGTCTTCGTTCAGCTGCCCGATCACGTCGTTGTTGGTCTCGCACCACGCGGCGAGTTGTCGAAGCGGCAGTCCCATCCAGTAGCCGACCGGCGTGTAGGCGTTCCGCGCCAGCGTAAACGCCAGTTTTCGCAGGTCGGCGGGGACGCCGCTCATTTTAATCTCAGTAAAAAACTTCTGGCCCGTCCTTTGATGGCGATGTAGTCTGCCGCGGAAACGCCGTTGAAAAACTCCGCGCCGATGGGAGTGGTGCAGGCGCGGGCCGCCAGCCGGATCAGATACGGGCCAGACGCGCTTTCCACCAGCGCCACCTTGCCCATGGCCTGCAGCTCCTCGTCGATGTTGTTGCAGTCCGCGCCGGTCAGCTTGTCGAAATCAAAGTCCAGCTCGGTGTACTCCTCGCCGTTATATGTCACCGGTCTCTCCAGTTTGATGTGATAGAGACGGTCTTTTTTTTCTGCCATTGTCGTTTTCTCCTTTCGTTAAAAAAAGCCGAGAGCCGCGGTATGGCGGCCCTCGTCTCACGGTGCGGTCTCCCGCTTATTTGCCCAGGATCTTGGTGTAGGCAGCCAGCAGGTTGCCGTTGTCCTTGTCCCAGTTGATGTTGTTGATCGGGTCGACGTGCCGGATCAGCTCGTTGCCGAAGAACATCTTGAGCGCGTGCAGGGCGTATTCGCCGCTGACCGCCTGGGGAGAGGCGGCCTGCACCTGACCGAGGTTCTCGGTCTTGGGCATCACGCGCAGCACGTATTTGACGCCGGCGGGGTTCACGCTGCCGTCCTTGCGCTCGTAGTTCTGGTGCACGGTGCGCAGCTCCAGCATGTGGGTCCGCATAGTGGAAAGCTGATAGGCAGCCTCCGTCACGGTCTCAAAGTTGAGCGTCACGCTCATGGCGTCGATCTTCCCCGTGGGGATCTCGATGTCGCCGCCCAGCCCCACCGCGGAAACGGTGATCAGCTTCTGCGTGATGGTGGAAAGCTGTACGCTGGCAATACCGAGATATTCGTTGCCGTTTTCAAACACGGCAAAATCAATGACACCAGTCTTCATCTTCGCGTCACCTCCTTAAACGCTCAGCGCTTCCGTCAGGATGGAAACGCTGAATTCGCTGAACAGGTTGATCTCCTGCGCGGGCAGGGCCGAGGCCGCCTGCAGGTCGAGACGGAACCGTCCGGCCAGCAGATCCGCAGCGGGGTTGTTGTCCTCCACATAGCGCAGCTCGCCGCCGAGCAGTGCGTTGATGGCGGTCAGGCCGTCCAGATAGCTGTTGAAGCTGTTGACGATGGCGTCGATCAGCACGCGGTTCAGAGGTCTGTCCACGTAGCTCCAGAAGGTGTTGACGAAGGTGTTGGACAGGAAGTCCATCATGCGGCTGGCGCAGTAGAACGCCTTCGCAGGGTCGCCGTTGCCGGGCCAGCAGCCGGTGTAGTTGCCCCAGATCCGGTAGCCGTCGAAGTTCAGGGCGCTCACCACGCCCGCGTCGTAGCTCAGGAAGTTGGCGTGCTGCACCGTCAGCAGGATCTCCTGCCCGGCGGCGTTGCAAAGCCCGCTCAGAGCGACGGTCTTGTTGGAGGCGGATTCGTAGGGAAGATCGCCGTTGTTGCTGTCGGTGCGGCACATGACGCCGCACACCAGCACGGACATATCGTAGACCCTGTCGCCCACCTTCGCCAGCGGCCAGCAGACGATCATGTTCTCGTCGGTGTAGCCGTTGGCGTTCTTGTAGGTCAGCACGTCGTCGTAGCTGTCCGCCGCGCCGACGGAAGTGTCAAGGTCCACTACCGCTTTTGCGCGGAACAGGCCGTTGATGTTGGGGGCCTTCGCCGCCATCACGGCCGCCACGGCGGTGTTCTTGCTCCAGCCGGGGCTGCAGAACAGGTCGGGCACGATGTTGTAGACCGTCTTGCACAGCTCCACTTTCTCGAAGCCCGCTTCGATCATGGCCGCGGTGATCAGGCTGACGTCGGCCTCGTTGTAGGCCACGTTCAGCGTGGTGGCGCTGTAATGGTCGCCGCCGCTGATCAGCTCCACCACACAGGCGTCGTCGGTGTACAGGACCTCATAGTCCGTGCCCTTGACCAGCGTGGTCTGGCCGTCCTTGACCTCAAGACCGGCGTCGTTGATGGCGTCCTCCGTCAGCCGCACGGCGTGATCCGTCACCGCGAAGTCGGAGGCGGCGACGCTCTTCTTGTGCGTGGCGGGATTGTAGACGTTCACGAAGATGGCGGGGCTCATGGACATCAGCCGCAGAAAGCCGTAGGCCGCCTGGCAGAGGTTCCACTTTGGCGCTCCGGCTGCCGTTCTCCACGCGTCGGAGTAGCCGTAGGCCTTCGCCTCTTCAAAGTTGTTGATCAGGATGGGTTTGTCGCTGAAGGACAGACCCGCCTTGTGGATGGGAAACGCGCCTACAAAGAACGGCACGCCCACCTGCGCCTTCGTGACGCTGGTGAACTGGGTGTCGACCTTGTAGGTATTGATACCGTGATCTAAAGCCAAGGTTTATTCCTCCTTTTTGGCAAGGATGGCGGCGTAGGCGTTCGCCAGCAGATTGCCGCCCTCGTTGATTTTGCGCCGCGCCGCGGCCAGCTCCGTATCCTCCACAAGAAGTCTCTGGATCACGTCGCCGTACACTTCCACCGCACGGCCGAGCCGGCGCAGCGCGTCAGCTTTGGTACCTTTGATAATGGTGCCCGACTGCAGCAGTCCGCGGACGGAGGGACCGACGTACACATAGACGGTCTCGCGCTGCTCGGGCGTCAGTTTCTTAGCCATTCGCTTACATTCCTTTCGGTTTCGGGGATCATGAACGTGGCCACGATCTCCCCGGCGTAATACGGCCGTGTGTCGTCCGTATAGACCAGATCCTCCAGCCCAGCCTCACGATCGAGCCAGAAGAATTTGGTAAAGAAGGGCTCCCGCAGAAGCCCCGCCTCGATGGTCTCCATCAGGTTCAGCAGGTCGAGCCCGCCCTCCGTTTCGTCCTCGTTGTAAACGCAGAGGATGATCCGGACGGTGGCGCGGTTCTCGCTCCGGCGCCCCTGTTCCTGCCGGGTCACGCCTGTCAGGTATTGCAGGATGATATACGGCGCGTATTTGTGCGCCGCACGGGAATCCGGCAGGCGCATCTTGTGAATCTCCGGCGGGCGCGTCTCTGTCGCCGCGTCGCCCTTCTGCACGTTCACCGGGCGCTTGCGGTCTTCCGTCAGCTCCCCGATGAATTTTTTCAGCTCTTCCAGCAGAAAGTATTTCGTCAGCATCTTACGCCCTCCATCCGTTCAGTACGGCCAGAATCTCGTGGTCGATCCGCTCCTCGAACGCCTCCCGGATCTTATCGCCCAGCTCCTGCTGGAGATCGTCGTTATAGGACAGCATCTGCGGCACGGAGGGACCCATCTTTTCCTCCACGGGAAAACGGCTCGAGGTCTCCCGCTCGAACAGGCCGGTGTGACTGCCGACCGTCGCAGAAAAGACGTGATCCAGCGCCGCTTTCGCGGAGGACCGTTTCACCCGGGCCCGCACGCGCCCGTCGCTGCCCACGGAGACGTCGAACTTCACCAGCGGGATATGGTGTCCGTGGAATTCAAGATCCACCGTCGTTCCTCCGGCAGAGTTGTTGTAGTGGATCTTCGTGTCGGTGTAGCTCTTCATGGTGCCAGAGCCCGCCACGTATTCCCGCTGCAGCATCTTCGTGGCGTAGGCCATGCCGGTCCGTGACGCCCGTTTCAGCGCCGAACCGACGGCCTTGTCCGCCCCGTGCGGAATGCCGCTCAGCAGTTTCCTCGCCCGGTCGATGGAGCCTTCGCCGACGTCGTCGACAAGAATCTTGATCAATCCTCTTTCGCCTCCAGCTCCATCGTCACCATGCCCATGGCGCAGCCCGATGTCATGATCAGGTACCGCCGGAAGTAGGTGTCTCCCAGCGCGGTGCCGTCGTCGATGCTGATCCACTGGCCCTCCTGGGGCAGCTCGCCGCCGATGTCGGCCAGCTTCACGTGGACTTTATACTTCACAGACCGCAGCCCGTCCCAGTGAGATGTCACCGGGACGGGGGTTTTACTCTGCTGCAGACGGGTCAGTACCACCGGGATCCCTGTGTGATCTTCGCCGTCATAGGTCACGCCGTCATACTTGACGGTATGAAGCTCCGCGAACTCGCCGCAGTTGAGAAACACGTTCGCGTTGTCCGCGGCCACCTGATCGAGGAAGCTCAAGCGTCAACGGGATCGGCAGCTGTCAGCTCCGGCATGATCCCGTCCTCCGCGTAGTCCTCCAAAAGCGCCCGGAGGGCCTTTGCGGAGGCGTTCTTCTTGTAGTCAATGCCGCGCTCGTCGCACAGCGCACGCAGCTCTGCGGCGCTCATAGCGTCCAGATCGGCCGTTTCCGCGAGCTCGCCGGGTACCGGCGACGCCTCGTCGGAAATAAGCTCCGCGTCTGTCTCTTTCGCGTCGGTCTCACAGGGCAGCTCAACGTCGCAGTATTCCGCGGCGCCGCGCTTCACAAGGTTGGCCTCCGTCTCCGGATCGGCCGCGAAGGGGCCGCTTTTTTCATCCAGCAGTTTCCCGCCGATGCAGGTCACGCCGTTGATCATCCGAATCATACCTTTCGCTCCTTCCGTCAGGCTACCAGCGTAATGTTCTTAGCCACCGTCCACGGGTTCTTGGTCAGAGGCACGAACAGAGGACGCGCGGAAAGCTGCGTCTCCTTTGCAGGAGGACGGATGGTGAAGATGTGCTGGGGCACGCGGGTGCCGGCGTAGGTGTGGAACTGCTCGTCCTTCTCCATCTGGGTGACGGCGCCGTAGAGGCCCTTGCCGCAGTTGGGGGCGATGGCGATCACGGTACCGGCGGGCAGATAGGCCACGTTCTGGTTGGCCGCGTCGATGTAGGTGGCGGTGTTGACGAGGATCGGCAGCACGCGGCCGCGGAAGTTCATGCGGCCGATGGAGTAGACGTCCTCGGTCAGCGTCTCGGGCGCGATCACGCCGAGATCGACGTCGCGGTTGTCCAGCATCGCCAGGAACCAGCCGTCGGTCATCAGGAAGTCCGCCACGTCGGGGGAAACCACCAGCTCGCGGACGGGCTTACCTCTGCCGGACAGCATCTTGATCATGGCGCAGATGTCCGCGTACCAGTTTCCGGGGGTCCAGGTGTCGCCGCTCTTGGTGGAGTGGGCCCACGAATTAGCAGGCGTGAACTGCGCGGGGTTGGAGACGCCGTCGTAGAACTTCGCCTCCACGTTCTCGTAGACGCCGTCCTTCTCGGTCAGGTGGCGCATAACACAACCGTTGTTGAGAATGGTCTCCACGGCCAGCAGCTCTTCCCTGCGGTTGATCATCCCGTTCAGCGTATTCAGGTCTTCCATCAGGAAGTGACGCGCTCTCTCGTCGGGAGTCAGGCTGGAAAGCAGGCTCTCACCGAAGCCTCTCTTCTGCAGCTGATCCAGCGTGAGGGGCATCGAGATTGCGATGTTGGCGGGCTCCAGCTCGTAGGTGCTGAATCCCTCGCGGCCGACGGGCAGCGAGCCGATGCGCGGCACCACGAAGGGCGCGATCTTCTGCGTGCCCTCACGGTAATCCCCCAGCACCTTGCTGGTGCCGAACACGTCCATCGCCGTGTCGGTGGGGAAATACCGGTTTTTGAAAAAGGTATGCTCGAGGGGCATTTCCTGCACCGCCGCGAGCATGTAGTGAGTATCATAGATATTCAGGGGCATGTGTCTTCCTCCTCTCTGTTACAGCATCTGCGTGAAGATGATGTCGAATCTCCGCAGCGCGTCGATATCCTCGTCGGTCAGGGTGTAGCCCTCCGGCAGGATCACGGCGGCGGGATTGAAATTGCCGCAGCGGTAGGCCACGGCGGTGGCGTCGGCGCTGGTGGCGTCGCAGGGATCGGCCAGAATGCAGCTCACGTCCAGATCGTCCGCGCTGCAGACGTTGTACTCCGCGACCACGTTCTTCGTGCCGGCGGCGGGCGCGGTGCCGAAGGCGATCACGCCGGTAGCGGCCGTGTAGGTGAAGTCGGTGCCCTCGGTTTTCACGGTGTCGCCGACTTTGACCTTGGTCAGCGCGGCGGGCTTGTCGGAAACGGTGAAATTTTTCTCCGAACCGTCGCCGTTGAACTCCGCTTTTGTGGCGCTGATCACGCCGTAGGGCTCGTATTTGCCGCTGGCGTTTCTGCCCAGCAGCGTGCCGCGGGCCAGCTCACCGCTGCCGGATGCGACCTTGATGCCCATGGCATGGGCAGCCGGTTCCAGCTTGGCGATCAGGTTGTCCTGCCCGCACTCGCCGATTTTGTTGACAAGGCTCGTGTTCATTATTTCTTTCCCTCCTTACGCTCAAGGTATGCTTTGTAGTCCGCCTTTGCGGCGGCTTCCACGTCGACTTCGCTGTCGTCGTCGACCTTCGCGGCCGCGGCGGGCACGTCGTTCGCCTGCGCGGCGTCCTCCTGCATGGCGGCGGCAAACGCCGTCCCCTGCTGAGCGGCGGCCTGCGCCTGCGCGTAGGCAAGCTCCTGCGCCGTCATCGGATGGTCGCCGTACTTGGCGGCCTGCACGGCTTCGTCGCCGTACAGTGCGGAAATGGCGTCGATCTCCCGCAGACGGTTCCGCTCCGCCTCGACGGCGGCGTTAGTATCTGCCGTGAGACCCGCGCGAACGTCCGCTTCGACCTGTGCCGCGAGCTCCGGATTCTCGGTCCGCAGCTCATTCAGATTGGTGGCCATGGTCTGGTTACCTCCTTCTTCGCCGGTCCCAGCCGGCATGTTTTGATTTTCTATATCCTCCGGCGTTTCGCCGGTTGATACCGTGTTTTCGTCGGGCTCTCCGACGTCAGGCGCTTCGCTGCCATTCACTTCGGGCTCTCTCTCTTCTTTCGTGGGGATCCCATCCGGCACAAGCATACCCGGCGCCATATGAACCTCCACGCCGTTGACGAACAAGTGCTTTCTGTCCGCACTTGCGGCCACCTTCGTTTTGCCTCCCTCTTCGGAAAGTACGTCGGCAAATCCCTTGTTGACGATCTCCTGTCCGGTCAGGTACGTGGTATCGCTCATCATGTGGCTCAGGACGGTATCGCCCAGCCCGCTTTTGCGGCTGTAAATATTGATCTGCGCCTGATCCCACGCGTCCTGATTGCGGGCTCTGTCCCGCAGTTCATCTGCGTTGAACCATCCGAGAGCCAGTCCCAGACACTTGTGGATCATAAACAGCGAAGCGGAGAAAACTTCCACCTCGTCGCAGGCGCAGGCGATCAGGCTGCCGCCGCTGGCGGCGATCCCGTCAATGACGCAGCGCACTTTGATTCCCTTTTCGGATGAAAGCTCTCTGAGCCGGTTGTGGATGGTGATTGCCACGCCGGCGTCGCCGCCCAGACTGTTGATCCGCAGTTTGATGCTCTTTGCACCGGCTTTTACTGCGTTGTCAAGCTCGCTCAACACGTCGCCCTGCACGATCCAGCTTCCTTCGATCGGCTCGTCTGTCCACCAATCGCGCGGCTGCGTTTCCACGATCTCCCCGTACAGCTCCAGCTCAACTTCGGTCCCGGCCATCTGCACCCGGAAACCGGCGTACTGTTTCGCGTAGGTATTACTTATCGGTAATATTTTCATTTTTCGATCCTCCCCAGCACGCCTCTTTGGGCCCGTTCCCTGGCCCGCGCAGCCAACCAGAACAGGGCGTGCTCCACGCCGATCAGGGCGTTGGCGCTCTCCTCGCAGGGAAAGGGTCCCTGTTGGAAGTCCCGCAACTGGTCCCGCACGATCTCCAGAAGATCCGTCATGCACACGCCGGGCGTAGAACCCGACTCCCAGCGGGGCCCGTGCTGGATCTGAATGGTGGCGATATAGCTTTCCGGTTCGATGTGCACCGCCCCGTCTTCCGGACTGATATCTCCGCCTCCGGCGCGGCATACCGCATACAGGTGATGCGCCCCACCGTTGCCAGGCTCGTCGATAGCAAACACGTCATTGAGGTTGTTTTCTGTCTGAATGGTCTTCAGTTGTTTCATTTCAATTCCTCCTCAAACAGCTAATAGCTCGCGCGGTGTTCAGCCGCGCTCTTTCTCCGGCGATTCCTCATCGTCGGATTGGTCCGTCCCGTTCCCTGCCGCCGGTTCCGGGAAAAGCTGCCGCAGGCGCTCCTGCTCCTGGGCGAGTTGGTTCATGTTCTCGTTCCAGTCCCCGCCGTAGCTCTCGCGGGTGATCTGCGTGTTGGTCTTCCAGCCGTTCCGCGCCAGTATCTCGTTGGCGTTTGCCTCCTTCACGGGGTCAAGGTGCGTCTGGCTGGGCCCGTCCCATCTGGCATGGCTCCACGCCGCGCGGATCAGCGGATCCCGGAAGAAGCCAGGCGCTTTGATCCTTCCGATGGCGACCGCCTCGGCGAGCCAGATCTCGTAGATGGGCTGGCAGAAGTCCGTCTCGAACCAGCTCCGGTACATCTTCACGGCTTCCCATGCTTCCTCCAGCGCCCCGCGTGATGCGGAATAGCTGGCGTTGAACTCTTTCAGAAGCACGTCCCGGGGGATCTCCAGCGCCGCGCCCAGCTGCATGGCAAGGTTTTTGATAAAGACGTCGAAGCCTTCCGTCGGCACCTGCGGATTGCCCAGAACCACCTTTTCACCGGGGTTCAGCACGTTCACCGTGCCGGGGCCGATCTCGTGTTCGTTAGGGTCGTGCCACTCCCGGCGCTCGTCGGAATCGTCCGCTTCATATTCTCCCGGCCGGGCCTCGTTGAACGGGTAATCCGTCGCAGGCAGCTCCGTTTCGATCCACGCCGTCAGGAAACTCTGGATCAGCGCGGCCATAAGCTGCGATTCAGTAAAACGCTTCTGATTCTGCAGCAGCTCGATCACAGGCGCCAGGATCGTCACGCCGCGGTACTGTTCGCACCGTTCGGCAGACCGGACGTGCAGAATGTTCGGCAGGCCGGTCTTTGCGCCGACCGCCTCCACCCGGGTCCATTCCACCTTTTTTGTGGTGATCTCCCCCGGGTAGCAGCTGCAGATGTGGTAAGCGACCACCTTTCCGCGGCTGTTGACCTCCACACCGTCGTAGATGTCGTTGCCATTCTTGGCCTTCCCGGCAGTCCCGGCGATGTACCGCACTCCGGCGGTGCAGGGCGTGCTCACCCTGTCGGCCTCGATCATGTGCAGGCGCAGCGTGTACGGATTCAGCGGCGTGGCGTCGTCACGCTGGATCAGGCAGAAGACGTCGCCGCTCATGAACCACTGGAGGATCGCCAGCTGCTCCATCTGGTACAGGTTGTTGATCCCCAGCGCGTCGCAGTTGTCTTTCTTCTCGGCCCACAGCCGGAATTCCGCTTCCGTCCGCTTGTTCCACTCCTGCGCCGCCTCGGCGGTCATGCCCAGCAGCTCGTACTGGATGGCGGCCCTCATCTTGAGGCCGCTCCCGACCACCTTTGTCCGGTAGGTGTTGATCGGCGCGGCGGCCAACGGAGAGCTCATAAAGAGCAGACGCCCCCGCTGGCGCAGCGTCCCGTTGTTCTCGTCGATATCCTCCTGTGGCGAGCTGGAAGTGCCTGTCCAGCCCTTCAGCGCCCGCTTGGTATGCGAAGCGCCGCTGTCGCTGTAGCCACTCGCGTACACCGATCCTCTCCCGCCTCCCGCCTTAACGTGGCTTTCGTCCGCGTCGGAATCGGCTTCCTTCTGTTTGATTTTCTTGCCGTCCCTGTCGAACTTCGCGCCGTTGATGAATTCCAGCTCGGTCTGCCGGGCGTTTGCCTCCCAGCGTTTTTCGAGCCAATTCTGCATGAAGCCCATCTGTTCCGCTCCTTCCGTGTGGTATAAAAAAAGCCATCGTGCGTCTTTCTGAAAAAGATGAACGATAGCGGAAAGACCATTTTGCCGATGTCGGCAAAATGCAAAATTTGCACATTGCTCAATTTTCGCGGCGTCACGAAAATGATCGGCATGTTACAGTCAAATAAATTTGCTCTCAGATTTGATTCTAAATCCTCTTTTTTGCCTGTTTTTTCCCGCTTTATTATCAAAAAACGTTTTTTTTGATCGTTAGCAGGCAAGTACCAGGCAAGAAAAGCGCCCGTCGGAAACACTCACAACAAAACCGGCGGGCCAATGAGAGGTACCCTTTGCGTTAAACCGGTCGATTTCGACCAGTTTATAAAAAAGCAGCCGAGTGAAAGGTAGTCAAAAGCCTCGGCTGCCGCACTCGGCGCCGGCGGGACTCGAACCCGCGCACCAAGTCTCTAACCAACTGAGCTACGGCGCCAAAAAAACTGTGCTTTTTTCAAAAAAACACTTGACAAATACGCACAATGAGCGTATAATAAGAACTGTAATAAGACAGACGGAGGACAAAAAAATGAAGTACAAATATCTCAACGCTCACATCGACGAACTCAAGGAAGGCCAGAAGATCCGTTATCGCGGCCGCGTCTACTGGATGAATACCATAACCAGAGAGATCTACGCGCTCGACGAAACCTCTTATGATAACGGCGTTATCAACGGCTGGAAGTATGCCGACGTATCTGCTGATTACAGCATGATTTTTTAAGGAGGCAAAAAAAATGAATGACGCCACCGGAACCGTCGTCCTGATCAGGACCAGCAAAATCCTGCCCTACCCTTACGACATGCTCGCCGGATATCCGCAAAAAGTCCCGCTTACGATCACGCAGCCGCTCACGCTTGTCGACGATCACGTCGAGGCGGTTGGCAGGATCGAAGACATCGATCCCGAATTAAACGGCGAATACCGCCTGCTGTACGTCCTCGTCGACAGGGAGGACTGGGACGGCGACGATCCGCTGGAACAAATCGACTACACCGAAGAGCCTGACGGGCTGGAAAGGATTACGCCATGACTGAAAAACAACTCTCTTTTGCTTTCGCCGAGGCGAAGAACTACACCGACCCCGACGCATTCGTCTCCGACCTGCTCCTCTCCTCCGTATTCCTGCCGGAGGACGAGACCGGCGAACCGGACCTGTCCCTGATCCCGTCGCTGGAGGCCGTCTGGCACACCGCCTGCGATCCCTTCCGGGAGCTGCTCCCGCGCATGGGCCTGACGCAGTCCGCTCTGTCAAGACGCTTCTGCATCCCCCTGCGGACCGTGCAGGGCTGGGCGCTGGGCGAACGGGAAATGCCTCCCTACGTCCGCTACCTGATCGCCCTCGCCGCCGGATATATCAGATGATGTCCATCGGACGCCCCGCCTCACCGGCGGGCTTTTTTTTGTTACCAGTCCCGCGGCACAAAGCCGACGGCCTTCCGTCTTTTCCCGCCGTTCATCAGCGCCTCGTACTCGTCGCGCTTTTTGATGGCGTCCTCCAGCTCGTCGGTCAGCATGTCGATATCGAACCGGGTCAGGCTGCGGTCGTCGATGGTGTAACTTTTCACGCCGCCGTCCACCAGCGCCAGCTTTGCCTTCATCAGCTTGTTGACCAGCGCGGCGTAATATTCATACATAATCTTGGCTTCCGCTCTCGTCATGGCGATCCTCCTCAAAATTGTTCATAGTATTTGTCGAAAGAGCCGGATTTCCGGTCGAAGGCATCAGCGGCCCGCTCAAAGGCGTACCCCTGTTTCCGCTCCGGCTTCGGGGCGGGCTTTTTTGGCTCCGGCTTCGGCTGATCCAGCCCTTTCAGCCGCCGTTCGATGGCGTCCAGATTCGGCGACAGCGCCGCAAAGGCGGCGTTCGCGTAATTCCGGCAGTCCAGCGGCTCGTTCCGCTCATGGCCGGGGATCTTCTCCCACACGAACTTCTGCTTTTTCTCCGGCTGATACACCAGCCGTTCCGACAGCAGGCCGAAGAAGTACCGGCTGCCGTAATCGTCACGCTTTGGGAAGTGACAGCACTTCGCGCCGGGCGTTTTGACCTTGAGATTGTCCATGATCTTCGCCTTCCCGGCGTCAACCCCGACCTCGAACACCTGACAGTTGCCGATGTGCTTTCCTCCGGCCATGATCTTCTGCTGCCTCGGCGGGGCGATATACGGGATATCCGCGCCGCCCCGGCCCTTGACGGCGAACACCATCTTGCCGCGCCGGTCCGCGCAGCGTTTCCGCACTTCCATGGTATAGTGACCGCCTTCGTCGATAAAGGTCAGGCTGATTTTCAGACCTTTCCCATTCACGAAGCGGAAGATGTGATCGCGCTCGTCATCCAGCGCCTGCCACACCTCGTCGGAATCGGGCCGTCCCATGATGACGCCTTTCTTCACGCCCCACGTCTCGCCGAAGTGACCGTGGCCGACCACCTCGAATTCCAGCCGGTCGTCCTGCGTGTCCACGCCCATGGTCAGACAGAGCACGCCCTCCGGCAGCTCCACGGGAACACCGGCGGGAGTAACGCCGTAATCCTCACGTCTCGCCATCAGACTGTCCTCGTCCTCCAGATCGCCGCGATCCTCCCAGAGGAGACCGAAGCGGGTATTATATACGACCTGCAGCGCCTTGCTGTCGCCGCGGGCCTGCAGAAATTTCAGAATGGATTCGTCCCAGCTGGACCACGGACTGATCCACGATGACAGCCAGAACGAGCGCGTCCGGTGTGATTCGTAGGCCTCCGGGTTGTCCGGGATCCACTTCGCGTCTGACCGCTTCATCTCGCTTTCGGTCGAAACGCCACCGCAGGCTGGGCAAACGTACCACACCTTTTTGACCGTGTAGGTCTTTTCGTGCCGGACCTCTGTCTCGTCGTACTCAAAGCGGATATCGTCGAAGGTGATCTCGTGATATTCCCCGCAGTGCGGACACCTCGAGCAGCGGTGCTCCTGCGTCCCCTTCACAAACGCCTTTTCGATCGCGGAGGCGCTGCGCACCGTCGGGGTGGAGACCTCCACCGATTTCGCGTTATAGAATGTCGTCTGCCGGGCCTGCGCCAGCAGCCACGGGTCGCCCTCGTTTCCGGCGCTGGCCGCCCAGCGGTCCCGCTCGTCGCCGAAGACGTAGCGGATCGGCTTCGATGCCAGCGCGTGGGCCTCGGTGGATCCGCACAGCGTCAGGATCCCGCCGGGGTATGCCTTTTGCAGTACCGTGTTGGCGCTGTCCCGGCTTTTCGGGTCGGCCACCTTCTGCCGCAGCGTCGGACAGTCGCGGATCATCGGCGCGATACGGAGCTTGGAGTATTCCTTCGCGTCGATCGTCGTAGGATGGATAAAGAGGATCGAGCCGGGATCCTGGTCGATCACGTACCCGATCATGTTGTTGATACATTCAGATTTGCCGACCTGTGAAGAAGCGACCACCACGATGTTCCGCACCCGCGCGTCGGTGAACGCGTCCATGATCTCTTTCAGATACGGCGTCCGGCTGGTTCTCCAGCGTCCCGTTTCGGCCGCGCTCTCCGCGGAAAGCACGCGCTTGGCGTCGGCCCATTCGGAGACGGTCATCCGTTCCGGCGGTTTCATCCCGCGTACCGCCTGCCGGATCGCCGCGTTCAGCCGTCTGATATTGTCCGCGCGTTTTCCTGCCGTGACCGGATCCTTCGCGTTACCGTCCGGCTGCTTTTTCGCGCCGCTCGCCGGCTTCTTCTCTTTAACGGTCTTCTTTTCCGCGCCGGTCTTCTTTGCGCTCATTCACCGTCACCGTCCAGCGCCTCCAGCCGCATCCGCTCGCGTACCCGCTCCTGATATTTCGCCGGGTCGTACTGGTACTGTGACAGCTCCTCCATCACATGGCTGACCTCTTCCCGGATCAACTCGGAGGCCTCGGCGGCGTTTGTCGCCGTCAGCACGTCCACCGCCAGCCTGCCCGGCAGCGCCAGCAGCGCCCCGCGGATGGCAAAAATCAGATCCTCCGTCATGGCGGCTACGTCCTCGCTGCGGTGCATCTTACCGGCTCTCTCTCCGGCGTCCAGTACTGCCATAGCGGCCTTGCTCTTTTTCAGCTTGACCTCGGCTTCCAGCTTTTCGGTCTCGAGCTCCTTACTGCTCTTCTTCTCGTTTTCCTGTTTCTCCGTGAGATTCGAGAGGTAGGCGCTGACGGTATCGTGGATCTCGTAAAGATTCCCGCGCGGCGTGGGCACTTTGTTCAAAACGCCCTGCGACGCCAGCTGCCCGATCCACTGATTCGATTTCCCGGTCATCGCGCACACGTCCGCAGTCTTGAAATAAACCTTCGTTCCCGGCTGCGTCACGTAAACCGCGCCGTCCCGGATCTCCGCGACCGGCTTGCCGCCCGCGCCGCCAGTTGTTGCATTTTTTGCAACACCCACAGCGTCCCCCTCCTTTCACTTGAAACTAACTCGGAACTAACTTGAACTTACTTAGAAATCTCTTAATTCGGCAGCGGGAAGGAATCGAACCTCCGGCCGCGTCCCCGGTCGTTCATTCTCAGCCGCGTCATCCATGACCGGCAGACCGAAAACAGGAGCCACGCGCACCAGCGTCCGCTGCATATCGAAGCGACCGTTTCCGCGGCGAGAAAGAAAAAAACGGAGAAAAACCGTTCCCGCCGCGGAACGATGTGCCGGGGCTCCCACCGTCCCCTCGCTTGCGGCACATTATCCCGCCCGCAGGCCGCTGCCTGCATTGTTCAAACAAAAACCACGAGCACACGGAGGAAAAAATGGAGAAAAAACCTCCGGAATTGTGCTCTTCTTCCAATTAAAGTTACCAATTTTTCGACCGGTAACTGATCGTTTTTTGGGGTTGGCAGCCCCGCACGCTTTTTCGGGTTGCGTCACAGTACCTTGACGCAGCCGAACCGCGAGAGGCCTGTTGCAATTCGCTCCAGCGCACACAGAGCGCGATTACGCAAGAGACGCGAGCGTCAACATGCCCAGCGTGTCATGCGCTCTCACAAGCGATTATGATTAAAGAATCTTCTTTATCATTCCCGCCTTGCTGTACCCTGTGACCCCCTTGGTCATCATGTCAAGGAAATCATCACGGGTGAAATCAGATAAACGGAATACTTCCTCGGGTTTCATACCGAGCTGCTTCCCGATCTCCTCTACTGTTTTGCCCTCGTCTATCAGCTTCTGCACGATAGCTTTCATGGGACCGAGCAGATGCGTACCACGCGCACGATTATGAGTGATCGTTCCGTAGACGTCCGCAGCGTCATCCCCATGGTGGTCTACGATCACGACCGGCACCTTTCCGCCGAGCTTGGAGAGCAGTGGCTCACGCCCCGCCACCGTCCACCGATGGAAGCCGTCGATGATGGTGTAGTCCGGACGGACCACGATAGGCAGCGTCCATCCGTTCGTCAGGATGGATTGCGTGAGAAGCTTCAGATTCTCTTCGCTGACTTTGTTCGGGTTGTAATCATTGGCGTGCAGCTGCTCTCTGGGTACCCAACACAGTGAGGACAGAGGCGCAAACAGCGAATCATCCATTCCGTTTCACCTCCTTCACTGCGTCAGTCTTTCTACTGTACGTCATGTAGTCGGTGAATACGTCAGTATAGATAGCCCGGAGAGATCGCTTCTTCGGGTCTCCCGCCATGAGCGCTTCGTACATCTTTTTGAAATGTCGCTGCGTCATGAAGGAATAGCCCTTGATGTAGAGCTGCTTATAGGAACGCGCCACTTCTTTCGTGCGCGGATTGGTGAAATAATTGTCCGGCTCGTCGAACAGGATCTTTTTGCATAGAGCCTTGTAATCCTTCGGCGGCTCGCTGCTTTCCAGCGCTCGGCGCTTCGCCGTAGACCGGTGGAACATTTCGCTGTCCCAATAGAGCAGCGCGAGATAAGCGTTCGGCTCTCTCTTCTGGATCCTGTCCCACAGATCCGGCGCCGTCTCCGCGATATAGCGCAGGCCGGCGATGCTTTCCGACGCGAAGAAGTTGCACAGCCGGAGCTGCGATTTCTTCACACCGACGCGGTACAGGTCGATGTACGCCTGCGGGAAATCCAGATGCCGCTCCTTGATGAACAACCACACGTCAGAATCTTTCCAATCGTAGATCGGATAGATGATGTTGTTGCCTGTGGTGTGCCCTTTGGTCATATCGACTCTGGACAGATACTTTACGCGTTGCACGCTCTCCGAAGCTCTGACACCGACAAGCATCAGGCCGTCCATACACACCTTCGGCAGGAACGTCTGGTAATTCATCTGCCCGGCGTACTGAATTGCCGGATCTCGTAAAATGGCAAAAGGAGGAGGCTGTCTGATCCAGACGTCCTCCTTTCCCGGCTCCCATGTGATCCAGCTCTCGTCATCTGCGAGATGATGCAGCATCGAGACCTGATAAACCGGCAGGCAATACCAACGGAATTGCGCACCGATCGAGATAAACCGCTTCCGCCAGCGGAGCGCCATCTGAAACATGGATTCATAAAGCGCTTCCTCGTCGATGAAGACCACCGTCAGCAGCTTCGGGTCGATCTCTCCGCGCATGGCCAGCTCGTAGATCAGGCTGCACATGCACAGAGTGTCTTTCCCGCCTGAGAACGCAAGGTAAACCTTGACGCCGTTGGAGAAGACGTTCCGGATCCGCTGCTCTGCCGCCTGGACAACTGTCAAGTTGCCTTCAATGCGCTTTACAGCCATATCCGCTCACCGCATTTCGGGCAGGTGATGAATCGGCGCTGGAGCTCTACCTTCTCCGGTTCGTCTGTTTTTGCCGGAGGCGGGGCCGCTTTGATCTCTTCGGCTGTTTCCGCGTAAGCGTTGCCGTCTTCCTCGTACTTCTTCGACGTTTCGCTGATCTGCTCTTTCGTTTCGGAGGATATGACGCCGTAACCGGACAGCATCTCGTCCACGTCGTCCATATCTGCCGTGAGCGTTTCCAGCAGGTCAAGGTCGTAGCCGGGGATATCGAGATCATCGCCGAGCTCGCTCAGGAAGTCCTCAAAGACGCTGAGGTCGTCCACGCCGAGGCTGTAGATCTTATTGTCCGCCAGCATCAGCTTTTTCTTGTCGTTCTCGGAGAGATTCTTTTTGACGATGCACTCCGCTTCAGTCTCGCCTTTGGCGACGAGCGCTGCATACAGACCGTTTCCGCAGAGGATCGTGTTGTTCTCGTCCACGACGATAGGCCGGATCTGATCGAACTTATCCAGCGACCGGATAAATTCACGGATCTGCTTTTCCGAATGAATCCTTACGTTCTTTTCAGCCGGGTGCAGATCGGAGAGCGGGATCTTGACTATTTTCATGCCGTCACCTCCTCAAGGAAGTGACGCGCCGCAGGGATAAACTCCGCGGCTTGTTTCACGATTTCGGGATCGATCTCGTACACGTCCCGGAAACCGTCTTTGATGCTGTCGGTGAACTGCCTCGCCGGCCACGGGTGTGTCCCGCACTTGAAACCGTCTTTCCAGCCGTAAATCGGAGGCATGGGAAGGTTGCGATAATGAATATAGGCCAGGAGCTGCTCGTGCGTCCAATCCGCAATCGGGGAATAACGCACGACGCCGGCGTTGTTTCGGCAGATTTTGTCTTTGCCGACAAAATTGCCGTCAGCAGTCCGATGACCGACAACGATCATATCAAGGTTGTTGGCCCTGAAATACTGCCGGATCGCCTTCTGCTGCACAATCTGGAACCAGCGGTAAATGATCCGGCGGTCGTGAGGAAACAGCATGACCGGATTGTCTGCCAGCCATTTCAGATCGAGACCGACGTTGATGACTGCGCAGCCGTCCGGTTTGTTTTTCAGGCACCAATCGAGAAAGGCCGGGTATTCCAGATCCGTGTGCGCGAACACACACGGCCCGATACCGGCTTTCTCACACAGGCGATTGAGGGCGATACTGTCCTTTCCGCCGCTCCACGCATAGGCGACGGTTTTCCCTTTCGTCTTCTGCGTAATCGCGCGGACGGCGGCCTCTTCGAGCTCTGCGACCTCTTTCTCCGTGACGATGGATTCGATATTCTGAAAAGTCTCGATCCATTCGGCGTTGTCGATGTTCTTCTTCCGGGCGAGACTCATACCGTCACCGCCTTCCGCTTCTCGACAAGGTGCCAGATCAGCGCCGCGGCGAACATGGCAAGTACCATCCAGATCCGGACGTTCTGCATCAGGGTCCACACACCCATCACGCCCATCGGGACGAGCAACTGCCACGCTGCGACAGCAGCAACGTCAATTGCCACGCCGACCTTCTTTCCGAAGTTGACCATCGCTCCGTAAAGGAACGATGACAGGGAGGATATCGCCACCAGCGAAACGAGGACGCCTTTGATCGCGTCCACAGCAGGCGAATAATCCGTAAAGGCGCCGGCGAGCACAAACAGAAGATAAAAGCCGAACAGCAGGCCGCCCATGACAAAGGGCTTTGTCATGCTGATCTTTCCGGTACCGTCCTCATTGCGGTCGTTGTAGTCGAGCAGTTCCCAGAAGGTGGGATAGAAGAAGGCGCCGAAGGACAGCGTCACGCACAGCCATGCTTTGCTTTTGATCTGAACCGGGTCGATCACCGTGGGAATACCGTGTACTCCATTGGTCAGCATGGAGAAGATCACCAATCCGGCAATCAACAGGTACACGATCAGCCACGAGAAGTTGTCCGTGGCGACGTTGCGGAAGGTTGCGCGTTTGAGATAAAAGACGATAAAGAATGCGGCCAGCCCGTACACAAGCACGTAAGCGAACGTGCTTCCGATCACCGGCGACATCATTTCAAAGATGCCGTTCATGTTCACCCATATCTGGAAGATACACATCAGCCCCATGAGGAGCTGAACGGGCTTACTGTTGGCGATCTCCCGGAGCTTCGGGAATCGCTGTGCCAGCAGGCCAAAGACGATGCAGGTCAACGTATTGCCGAGGGCCCACAGGAGCCAGGGGAAAATACCGAATTCTTTTGCGATTTGCGTGCCAACGATAAAAGAGCCGGCACCCGCCCATGTCGCCGCTATGCTCATCGCGTAAAAATGCGACGGGCTCACACCGAAACGGCGTTTCAGTGCTGAAAACATTTCGTTTTCCTCCTTTCATGAGGTGCGTCCGTTGGCGTACAGACGCCCATGTCGCCGCTATGCAAAGGAGCTAACATAACGGCCAGTGGGATTTCACTATCCTCCCTTCGGAAAAAGAAATCCGCCCGGTGTTACCCGAGCGGTGGCTTTGGTTAGAAATCCGATGATAACATTATCACACTTTGCGCATAACATACAATCACATTATGTAACATCATCGGAAATTTCACATGATTTTTGCAAATGCTTCCAGCGCGGCGTTGTGCAGCCGGTGCAGATGATTGAGGGAATAGTTCATGGACAGCGAGATTTCCTCCCAGGATTTGAAGCACAGATACCGCATTTCCAGCACGGTCTGGAATTCCGGGCGCTGCACGTTTTTGATCTTCACCATGATCTCACGCTTCAGCTCGATCAGAGTGTCGGTCTCGTCGTTGATCTCCGCTTCAAGGTCCACGATCTTGCCGACGACCTCCTCCAGCCGCGAGCTGTTGCCGGAATGCGCCACGGGCATATCCGTCAATACGCCCGTCGCCTTAGTCGCAAGATCGCGCAAAGAGCTGATCTGCTCGATCCGGCTGTTGATCCTCAGGTCGATCCGGAACGCCTGCGAGAGATACGCTTTCGCAAGGCGCCGCTGTTTGTTTTTGCTCTCCTCCTGAGATACGGTAAAGTCAAATTCCTGCATTTCCTGTTCCTCTCAAAAAATCTGTAGCCCGATACAGGGTCACATAGTCGCCGGTCTCGATATCGTCAAAGTATTGGTCCATGTCCGCGTCCACGGCCTTGATGATCAGCGCGTAGAAATCTTCTTCCCAGTGCATGGCAGCTTGTCGGATCTCTTCAAGCGTCAGCTCGCCGCGGGCCTTTTTGATATGCAGGCACCATTTACCGGTACTGTCGTAATCCGGCCAGCATTCGATTCCCTTTTTCAGCTTACCTATCATGGGTTTTCCTCCGTGTAATTTCTGCCGACGATCCGGACAAAATCGGCGACCGTCCAGCCGTAATACTCCATTGCGATCCGCTGGACGTCGGCCTGCAGCTCCCGGCAGCGCTTGGCGTTGTTATGTACGGCCTTGAGGCTGTACAGATGGCAGCCGATGTGGCATAGATAGACCTTCAGGCCGTACCGCTCCGATATCTGCCGCGCCGGGCCGAAATAGACGTGGTGCTCGTCAAGGGGATTGAAGGTTGTCCGCACTCGCCCGCACAGGTAGCATCTGTTTCTGTCGTTCTGAATGATGCTGTCCATCGTTACCACCCCAGCTTTCTGCCGCAGGCCGGGCAGTAATCAAAGGGAATATCGAAGCTTTCTTCGCTGGTCATCTCGTGGTCGTCGCTTCGTCCTTGAACCGTGATCCCGATATGAGCGTTATCCGGGTAAAACTCAATCCAGATGGAGCAGTTCCGGTACTCTTCAGAAAGGAAGCTCTCTGATTCGCAAAATTCGCAGGGGGTTTTTTTACGGGCCATACTGCACCTCGTCAACTTTCATTATGGTCAAATAGTTATTGTTACGAGATCTGGACCACGGCTTGTTAACGTATCTTAATTCTTCATCGCAAAAAACCAGTTCACGTACACCAACAACATATTTGTTATCTAACCCTTTACATGCCAGCCACTTTTCAATGGCTTCTTTCAGTTGATCGCCATTACTGTGATACGGCCCGCCACAGTCACCGCCGTGATCGATTGCCTCTTCAATGATTTGATTGATTAGCGCGATTTCCTGTTCTACATTCTGACAATCAGACATCGTTTACTCCTCCTTCTCCTGCGCTGCGATGCGTTCTTTTGTTCTTTTCAGGATCTTGCCGGACAGCTCCTCGCGCCGCTTTTTCAGACGGACGATCTCTTTGTCGATCTCGGCGATCTCTTTCTGCTCCATCGCATTACGCCAATCTTTGTATAAAACGTCCTCAATCGGCGTGTTCAGCGCTTCACAGATTTTCAGCAGCTTCGACAGATCCGGATATCCGACGGACTGTTTCATCGCCGAGAAATAACCTTCAGCGATCCCGGCTTTTTTCGCGGTGCCGGTTTCGGTCATCCCTTTCAACCGGATCAGGCACAAAATGTTTTCTTTCACCTTTTCGGGCGAGGTGCTGCGCTGGCCTTTACCGTCCATTGTCATCCTTCCTTTCTTCGACTTCATCGCGCCAGAATTCGTAGGGCTCCGGCAGCTCACGCCACGCGACGGCATGAGCACCGGCGGGACCACTGAATTTTGTTCCGTACCAATGCGCCGGGCAGACGGCGCCCCGGTCCGTGGTGATCATGTAGCTGCCGTGCTCCTTCGGCTTCCGTTTGGAGAGCGGCCTCCATTCGCCGATATCATAAATGTTATCATCCATGTAATGCTCGACGCGTATCATGCCGTCTTCCTGTAGGTCGATATGGTAATTTTCTTTCAGCTCTGCCAAATCTTCCTCCACGCTGGTCTCGCCGGAGACGATGAATCCGGCCTCCTCGGCGATATCCTTGAGGAGCCGGCACAGCCGGTCCGTAGACCAGCCGTACCGGTCGCCCAATTTCAGGGCGAAGAGACATTGGACAGAACGGATCGTGAATTGCGTCGCCTGGTCGGAAGCGTGCTTGAACAGCCAATCGAATTCCGCGTTGATCTTCTCCGCGGCCCGCCGGTCCGCGATCTGAACCACGCTGCCGTCGTGGAGCTTCAGCTCGCCGTAATATCTCGCTTTCATGCCGATTCCTCCCCTGCTCCGAGCAGCTTCACGCCGATGGCGTTGTCGTCCATGAGGTAGTAGTCCTTCCGGGCCATGACCTTGGAATAGGCGTCCTCTCCCTGAAATTCGTCGATCACCGTCTTTTCCTCCGGCGCCATATCCGCGTAGGCCTTTTTGCCGTAGCTCGGAGGCAGCCACCCCTTATGACGGCAGCCGTAGATGTTCAGCTTTTCCACCAGCTCCGGCACGCGCCATTCGATATGGCAGGTGCCCTTCTTGTAAAAGGTGGCGTAAAAGTATTTGAGCGGGATCTTCTTTGTAATGCCGGCAGCTTTGTAGGTTTTGATCTGTTCCTTGAGATCAGGTCCATCGGTTTCGCCATTGTCGAGATAATTGAAGACCTTTTCCAAATCGGAAAGCGTTCGGCCGGCGTTGTACTCGTTCAATTCACAGGCGCCGCTGTAATAGTGAGAAAAGGCGCCGTATGAAGGGATAATGACCTTTTTCAGGTTAATCATGTGTGCCTTGTTCGTCGCCCAGCCGTTAAAATAGTGGATATTGTTGCCGCACTCCGGGTACCAGGAATGCGCTTCGGACAGCTTATCGAACAGCTCGAGGATCGTATCGTTGACGCCCTTCGACAGCTCGCCCATCATTTTCTGCTGGAACGCCCGAATATTGAACAGCGTGAAATCGTAGTCGCCCATACTGTCCAGCATGGCCATGTACTTTTCCAGAAGGTTCGCTGTCAGGGCGCCGGTGAACTGCTGATTATGGAACAGAGCCCGCCAATACTTCATGCGGACGATCTGCAGATACTTGTTGACGTCGCACACCTGAAAATAGTTCCGCTCGTCTTTGGCAAGCGAGAGCGTCAGGATCGCGTCCTTGCAGCCTTCCTCAAACGACGCGAGCATATACGGCTTTATCGCCTCATACTCCCGTATCAGCCGGACGGTGCCCTTGACCTCAAAATTGAACTGCTCCACGATCTGTTCCAGAAAATCGCCGGAGGTCAGTTCGTCGGGCTTCTGTTCCTTTTCCTGTTCGGCCTGCGCTTTTTTCAGCCCCTCAAAAATGAAGCTGCGTTCTTCCTTCCGGGGGATATCCACCTCAATCAGGGCGATCTCCACGTCAGTCTCACGCTCCGCACCGCTGAAGGCGTTCTGTATGTACCGGATCTTGGCGGCGTAGTTGTCGAGCTTGACCTTCAACGTCTTCCGGATATTGGTGTAGGGATTGCGGATCGTCTCGGCGTTCAACAGGCATACCACCTTCCCGCCGTTCTTTTGGAGAGCCAGCGCGTGAAGCAGGTGCTCGTCTCCGTTGACAAATGGAGGATTCATCACGATGGAGTCATAACGCTTATAGGTCGTGTAGCGGAGAAAATCATCGGAAACGACCATGACCGGCGTACTTTTCAGAATGTGTGTCTCTTCTATCAGGCCTTTCAGGCGCCGACCGTTTTCAGTGCCGTCGTACTCATTGCAGATGGAATCAAGGAAACGGATCTGATCCCGAAGATCCTGCATCTGACCGCCGCCGTATTTGTATTCGAGGATTCCTCGCAGATCGGGATCGAGCTCGACACAATCCACCGAAACGCCGGATTTGTCGCCGTACCGGCGATGCCGCTGCAAATAGGCTTTCTGCAGAATGACATCGACGATGTTGCCTTTGCCGGCGCTCGGTTCCAGGACCGTGAATGTCTTGTCCCAATCGAGGAGACTCAACATTTGTTCCGCGAGGGCCGAGGGTGTCGGGTAGAACCCGACATCCTCGTTTGCATAATTGACGACGTTATTCATCTGCGGCACCTTCTTCATCCAGCGCGGCAGCGATGGCTTCGTCAACCACGTCCTCCGGATCATCCTCGTCGAAGAAATCTTCTTCCTCTTCGTCGAAGTCTTCTTCATCGGCGTCGGAATCCTTTACGTAAAGCTCATGGGTCCCGTCGAGGACTGCCGCAAACTGCTGATCGGACCAAACAAAGCCGTATTCTTTCAGAACGTCCAATACGGTATTCCACGCGTTTGCCGCTTCATCCTTGAAATGACAGTAATAATCTGCTGTCACTTCAAGATGGTCGCTGTTGACGCGCAAAATACGGAGCATTTGCTCCTGTACACTCATTGAGGATACAGCCTTTTCCGCTGCGGCCTTTTCATCGTTTTTGAGTTCCCAGCTTTTCTTGCCGGAGTAATCCACCAGCAGCTCGCCAAGGCTGAAATAAAAACGAGCAAATAAGAGACAGTTCCACAAAAGCGGAATCGCCGTTTTTTCGGCCAGCATCTCGATCTTGCCGTCAATGATATCACCGACGAAAAGAGCGATCTCTTTTCTCATATCTTTATTGAGCGCTTCGATCTTTCTCTTTTTAGCGTCAAGCTCCCGGCGTTCGAGCTGTTCTGGCGTGAGCTCTTCTTTCTCTTTTTTCTTGCCCTTCCGGAAGAGCTTGATATTACTGTAGTTCTCGCACCAGAAGATTTCTCTATCGTCGTCGTCCGGCAATTCGATCTCCTGCGGTGGATCCTTGTCAAGGTCGATCTCTTTTATGACTTCCCATTTAGGAGGATAAAGAGAATACTTGGGCTCCTGATTATTTTCAATCTTGAGGGAGAAAAGAAGATTGATAACGGTTTTTTTGTTCTCTTCTCGCCGCTCGTCTCTTTCTTCCTGTAGGGCAATTCCCTTGATCTGCCTGCCGTCCTGCGCTTTTTCAAGAACCTTATTACGGCGGTTTACGTCCTTGATCTTCTCAAGGGCGTAAAGGTCGGTGAGAGAAAGCTGAAAGTCTTCCTGTGATTCCAGATCCTGCAGCAGCTTTTGATCGAGCTTAGCGATGTTCAGCTTGTGCCGGATCGTGGCCTTGCTGAACCCGGTTTTTTCGGCAATGCTGTCCTCGGTCTCGCCCATGTCCATCATCATCTGAAAGCCCTGCGCCTGTTCCAGCGCGGTCAGATCGGAGCGCTGCATATTCTCCAGCAACATGGTCTGCAGCTGCTCCTCTTTGGTCATGTTTGAAATGATGCACGGAAGCGTTTTAAGCCCCGCCTTCTTGGATGCCGCAAGACGCCGGTTGCCGATCACGACGAGGTAGCCCATTTCGGCCTGCTGCTTCGGATCGTCGCAGCCGACGCCGGTCATTTTAAACCAGTACGGCACGACGGTCAGGTTTTGGAGGACGCCTTTGGCCTTGATGCTCTCGGCCAGCTCGGTCAGATCGCCGAGATCCTTCCGTGGGTTCATGTGGTGATTGTGCAAGAGGTCCACCGGGATCTGCACGATCTCGCCGGTAACTTCTTCGGTGTAGACAAAATTCTCCATTTTTTGTTACTCCTTTCGTTTCCCCTGTTCGCCGGGGCGGCGTTATTCTTCTTCGAGCTCCAGCACAGAAACGTAGATGCCGGAGATTTGTCCGTATTTTTTCATGCTGACCTCGTAGCAGACCTGCGCGTCGTCATACCAGAAATCCAACTCCGTCATGCAGTCCTTCAGCAGCTTCAGCATATTCTCCGTGTCGGGCTTGCTGACCTTCCATTGACCGTCTTTGAGCCCCGGCTTCAACGGAAAGTGCCAGCTTACCATCAATCCAACAGGACCGATCAGCGGCTGCTCCGGTCGGTGACCGGACAGGGCTGCCATGTATTTCTGCTTGACCTCCAGCAGCTCCGGCTTGGTGTAGACTTTTCGCTTTTGGAAGTTGATCCCTTTTTGCTGAGACGTGTGTGTCGGGATCTCCTTCATCGGCATAAAAAAATTGATTTTCAAATTGTCACTTCCTTTCATTTTTCCCCTGGCAAGTGAAGGGAAAAAGTCGTGTGCGGCGGCAGCCTACGCCGCCACACTTTTGTCCCACTTGCCCCGCGAGGGGCGCAAACCCGTTATATACACGTAGTGTATATAGTTTTTGCGGCACTTACCGCATTTTCGATTATTTATCGATTTTGCGGGAGTTGCCGCATTCTCGATAAAATATCGATTTTGCGGGGATCGACGCATTTTCGATTATTTATCGATTTTGCGGTTTTTTAAAACTGCCCGATCAGGCCGTTCCTGCACCAGAATTTGTCGCTGTTTTCCTTGACATATCTCCGGACGGTATCTTCATTTTTACCCATATACTCCGCCACTTCCGTGATGGGAGCAGTACCGTTTTCAACCGCAGCGGAAAATGCCGTCATAAGCGCTTGCCGACGATCTTCTGCTTTTTCAGCGGTTGTTTTCTTTTTTGAGAAATTCCGCTTATACGGCGCCTTCCGGCTGTTCTCGCTCTGCAGATCCTGCAGCACACCGTCTTCATCGGCGACGTGGACCGGGTACCGGAACCAGACGTTCAGCGGCGGGAAGCGCGGGAACTCGCGCAGCGTGCCTTCGATCCGCCATGCGGTAAAGGCAGCGATCCGCTTGTTCTCCTCTTCGATCTGCGTCAGGAGGCGCTGATGGGCAGCCGTCGTAAGCTGCTTATCGCAGTATTTCAGCATCTTGGCCGCGCTCAGCATATCGTCATCGCTGATATCGTCTTCCCAGCCCTTCACCCAGCGGGTAAGCTGCTTCATGCAGAGCTGCCGTGTGCTTTCGTTTTGCTGCTGTTTCAGCAGATCATCGGTGATCTCCAGCTCGATCAGGTCCAGCAGAGCGTCAGGATCGCGGGCGAAGACGCCGGATCCGGAGGCCCGGTCCATACTTCGCTTGTCGCCCTGGCCGCCCTTGCTGTGATGGTGGCAGTAGATCACCGCGCAGCCCAGCTCATTACAGACCTTATCGAACTGGTTGCAAAAGTGCGCCATGTGCTCCGCACTGTTTTCGTCGCCGGTCAGAACCTTATAAATCGGGTCGATGATGATGGCGATGTAATTCTTCTTTACGGCTCGTCTGACGATCTTCGGCGCCAGCCGGTCCATGGGGACGGCCTTGCCGCGCAGGTTCCAGATGTCGATGTTGGCTGCGTTCTTCGGCTCCGTTTTCATGGCGTGATAGACGTCGTTGAAACGGTTCAGGCAGCTCGCCCGGTCCAGCTCCAGATTGATGTAAAGCACCTTTCCTTTAGCGCATTTGGCTCCGAGCCAGTTTTTTCCTTCGGCAATGGCGATACACAGCTCGATCAGGGCGTAGCTTTTGCCGGCCTTGCTGGGCCCGGCAACCAGCATTTTATGTCCCTGCCGGAGGATCCCCTCAATCAGCGGAGGCGAGAGCTCCGGCAGGTCGTTCATAAAATCCGCGTAGGTCTCCACGTCCGGAAGATCGTCGTTGACGCCTTCGATCCAGTCACGCCATTCATCCCAGCTTTTTTTGCCGATATTAACGTCCATCAAATACTGCTTTTGGCCGTTACGGGTAACGCCAGGCATTCGGCTAAGGCGAGAAGGGTTCCGGTTCTGGCGATCCATCTGCAGCCCGTTCTTTTGACAGAAGTCAAACAGGAAGTCGACACGTTTCCGATACTCGGTATAGTTGGCCGCGTCGATCCGCACGATGGCGTGCAGACTTTTGCCGCCGGAATAGACGAGCGCCGCCACAGGGAGCTCCATTTCGCGGATGATCGCGTTCTGTTGCTCCAACTCCATGTTGTCACTTTCGATCAGGGCGTAACGGTAATCGGTGACGTTGGCGTCTTTAACGCCTTCGCCATCCAGCGGGTTAAAACGGATCCACGCGCCGGCCTCCTGATTGTAGTCTCCGACAACGGCGCCAATGTCGCCACCGCATTTGGAGAGCTGTTCGATCAGCTGCCCGGCGGTGCGGTCGTAGCACCCTTTTGTCGGCAGAAAACGCCCGTCTTTATTCCAGCACTCCGTCACGTAACCGACGTTTTCGGTGGAGTCGAACAGCGTTTCCAGATATGTAATCAACTGCTGCGCGGGATCCCATTGCTCAGGGATATTCAGCTCTTTGGCTTCCAACCAGCGGTGATCCACGATCTTGCCGTCGTCGTGTATCTCATCTTCCCACGTCAGCTCATGACCGCTTGCGGCAGGTGTCCAGCCGCGGTCCTGTGCCATCTTGATGATGGTTCCGCCGGTGACCGGCTCATGCCATCCACTGCCGAAGGACTTCCACTTTTTCTCGCACTCGCCGTCGTGATAACGGCGGGAATCTCCACGGCTCCAGGCTTCCCAGACGGCGCAGGAATAGCCCTCATGTTTAAGGGCCATCCCTACTTCCGTCCATTCCTGATAGGTGCAGGTCGCGGGGTCGATATGGGTGATGATTTCGTCAAGTCCAGTCGAAGCCAATTTGTTTTACCTCCACCGGCGGCGTATATTCGGAAGGCTTGACCCCTGCCGGGATCCTCCATCCGGAAGCCGCGATCCTGTCGATCATTTTTCGAGCCGCCTCAAACTGCCATGTGCCGACGTGCCGGAATCCTTTTCCTTCAAGGAAACGGATCTGCCTCGGGGTCGCAAGACCTGCGTCTCTGCGTTGCGCTAACTTATCAATCAGCATATCCGCTTGCCCGGCGTGCTCGATCTCATCCGGGAAAATACCGAATTTCTCCAGCGTTTTCTTTTGTCCCGCGCTGGGCGGCGCCAGTTCAGCGCCGAAGGCCGGCCGGTAATTAGCAAGGTCGATATCCTGGATGCTCATTTCATATTGCAGCGGATCCACCAGCTTGCGCTTGCGCTTCTTCATTTCCTCAAGCTGCTTGGCAAGGGCTTCTTCGCGCTTGGCGACCACATCACCGGCGGCCTGGATCTCGGCCTGTTCCAGATCGACAGGGCCTCCGGCCTCAGCGATATTCTCCGTCATCTTGACAGCGATCTCGTCCGTCTGTGCGATCAGATAGGCCGGGCGGCACAGCTCATGCCGTGCGGTGTGCCAAAGGAAATCGAGCAGCAGCAGGTCCTTTTTTCCGGGAGAAGGACGTGTACCGCGCCCCACCATCTGACAGTATAACGACCGGATCTTTGTGGGCCGCAGCACAATCACGCAGTCTACTGCCGGGCAGTCCCAGCCCTCCGTCAGCAGCATGGAATTGCACAGGACGTTGTATTTGCCCGCCGAAAAATCGGCCAGGATCTCACTTCTGTCCTCGCTGCTGCCGTGGACCTCTGCAGCGCTGAATCCCTTCTCGTTGAGGATCTGCGTGAATTTCTGTGAGGTTTTGATCAGCGGCAGGAAAACGACCGTCTTTCTGTCAGCGCAGCTCTTCTTCATTTCGTCGGCGATCTGATACAGATACGGATCCAGCGCCGTGTCCAGCTCGCCGGGCTTGAAGTCGCCCGCCTGAGTGCTTACGCTGGAGATATCCAGCTTCAACGGAACGGTCAGCGCCTTGATGGGAACAAGGTACCCGTCCTTGATTGCACGCGGAAGCGTGTATTCGTAAGCCAGCGAATGGAAGACTTCGCCCAGATCCCGAAGGTCGCCGCGATCCGGCGTAGCTGTGACGCCCAAAAGCCGTGCGTCCGGGAAATGGCCGATCACGCGCCGATAACCTTCCGTGATGGCGTGATGCGCTTCGTCGATGATGATGGTGCCGAAGTAATCCTTAGTGAATTTCTGGAGTCGCTTCTCCTGCTGCAGGCTTTGTACGCTGCCAACGACGATCCGCCGGAAGCTGTCAAGACAGGTTTCTCCACCTTTTTCGACGGCGCTTTTCAGTCCGGTCGTGCGCTCGATCTTGTCAGATGCCTGATCCAGCAGCTCGCCCCGGTGGGCGAGGATCAGGACGCGATCACCCGCGCGGACCTGATCCTCTGTCACCTTTGCGAAAACGACCGTTTTTCCGGTTCCGGTCGGCAGTACCAGCAGCGTCCGGCGGCGGCCTTCATCCCATTCATGATGGATTGCCTCACGCGCCTCCTGTTGGTATGTTCGCAATTCCATCACGATCACCTATTAGAGATGTTGGTACCTCCGGCGTTGCCCCATCCGCTGAACTGCGCCTGCGGAGGCGCAGCCGGTGCTTTCTTGGGTGCTTTCTCCGGATCGATGAAGTATTTCACCTTGTTGCTTTCGCGCGTCTTGCCGTCGTTGCCGGTCCACTTATCAATGTACAGATGGCACCATCCGATGCGGCCGATGGAATCGTTGAAGCCCTTCATAATGTTCAGAGGCTCGCCGTGTTTTTTTGCGCCGGTCGCGATAAAGAACGCCGACAGCATACCTTCCACGGAAGAGTGTAAAAACAGGTTATTCGTGATCGACAGGATCTTGTTCCCATCGTCGTCGAGGATATCCAACGTGCAAATCGCCTTGTTGCAAGCCGGAAGCTTATCGCTGCCGTTATGCCTGCCGCGCTCCATAGAGACCATGCGGAATCTGTAATCGCCTTCCTCGAGCAGCGTAAAAGACGATTCCTGGTTAACTTCGTCTTCCCATTCAAATTCTTTGAAATCGTTGTTCATGATAAAACTCCTTCCTTTTTATGACCACGGCAGATTCATTTCCGCGCGGATCGATTTGATGAATTCTTTCAGGCCGTCCCAATGGCCGATAATCATTCCGTTGATGGTGTTGTCGTCATAGTCGTGGATCGGAACGTCTTCCGGATAAATCCCCTGCCGGGCGACCGCGATGCGGATCTCGCTCTCCGTGATCCCGTCAGCCGTCATCAGATCGCGCAGCTTCGGGGGGATCTTGGAATCGTCCATGCCGGTAAAGTTGATCGGATTCGGTTCCTTCGGCGGCGCGGGAGGCGTGTCATCGACAAGCGCTTCCATCTTTTTCTGTGCTTCGTAGGCCTTCTGAATCTGGTCGGCCTTCTGGGCATATACCGTTTCAACGGCGGCGGTGGTGCCAAGCTGCTCTCTGGGCACGAAGATGTGCGCTATCTCTCCGAACAGGAAATCCAGATCCTCCGGGAGGCCGAAGCGGTTTTTGGCGTCCCACCACGGTGTGTGGACCGTGTGCATCATCCGGCGCCCGCCGGCAGCTTTATGCTTCTTGCCTTTATCGTCTTGAGCCACGACGATTGTCTGATAATTGGCGAACAGAACGACGTCGGCCCATTCCTTCACGATGGGAGAGATGACGCTGCCGGTTTTCTGCCCGAGCTTCATTTCCCAATGGTCGTAGGTGCCGCTGCTTTCCGGTTGCTCGACTTTCCGCAGCTGCGCGTGGGCTGTGAGGACCACGTTTATTCCTCTGTCGATCACATCATCGAGGCTATGAAGGAATCGTGCGATATCCTCCTTCTCATAAATGTAGCCTTTGCCGTAACCGAAATCCTCGATGCCTGTCTTCTGAAACTTATCGCAGAGCGCTTTGACGCAGAGATTTTCGGCCCAGTCAAACGTATCGATCACCAGCGTGTCACAGACAGTTGGATTCTGTTTGACGTAGTCGATCTCACTCTGCAGCATCTGCCAGCTTGTCGGCTGAGGAAGCCTGTTCACCGGCAACTGCTTCGTGCTGCCTTCGGTGTCGATAAAGAGCGCTTTAGGGAAGCAGCTCGCAAACGTACTTTTGCCGATACCTTCCGGCCCGTAGATCACGATCTTCAGCGCCGAAGGGATCAGGCCGGAAGTGATTTCAAAATTGCTCATTTTACACCCCATCCTTTGAATTCAGTTTTTTCGGGCTCCGGTGTTTCCGCGTAGCCGTCAGTGATCACGACGGTGCACTCGCCGCCGGTGCTCACCCGCGTTGCTATGGCCTGTAAGCCCTCCGCTTCCAGCCAGCCGCCGAACTCCCGCATGGTATCGGTGTCCATCTGCTCCAGCTTGTCCAGCAGCACGAAACCGCACTCCGGATTCAGCTTTCGCACGATTGCCGTGGCGACGCGCAGCTGCTCGCTGCCGGAAAGGCCATCCCATTTATAGCCGTTATAGGTCAGTTCGCCGTCTTCAACGGAAAGCCCGGGGAGCGGGAGCTGGGCACCGTCCAGAAGCTCACGCTTTTTCCGGCGCACATCTTCGATCTGACGCGACATATCATCATACTGATTCTTGTATGTGTTGGCCTCATCCTCAGCGAGCGCTTTGCGCTGGTTTTCCGTTACCTTCCGGTTGATCTCCTCGATGTCGCGGATATTCGCCTCCAGCGCCTCGGTGGATTCCATCTCGAGCTCTTTCGGCGATCTCGCCGCGTCTTTCGCCTTCTCGGTCAGCTCCCGGTCCCGTTCACGGAGCTCGCTGATCCGCTGGGTCAATTCGTCGATCTGCCTTGAGACCTTAATTTGTTCGTCCAGGATCGCGTCGTACTCGCGCTTCCACTGGAGCCGCTGCGCGTTCCGGGCGAGGATCTCCTGCTGGTCCCGGATCAGATCTGAAGCGGAGATAGGCTCCTCCGGCGCTTCCGGATAGGCGGTCAGGCCATCGGCGTATTTTTTCTTTGCGTCAGCTGTCCGACCGATCACCGTGCGTTCGTTATACAGCGAGGCTTCCTCTTTTTCCAGCAGAAAAAGCTGATCTCCGACGCCGATGATCCGCAGCAGCGTGTCCGCTTTTTCCTTCGCGTTGGCGTTTAGGAATTTCGGCAGATCCAGCGCAAAGGCCGAAATGAAGCTATCCAGCAGCGCCTGCCCGGCGAGGTTGCCGGCGGGATCCGTGACCTTCAGATCGCTGTTTTTGCCGCGGCGCTCCACCACGATGCCGTTGGAAAGCGTCACCTTCAGATGGGGCGGCACCAGGCTGCCGTCGCGCTGGGGATCGCTGGGCCGGAATTTATTGCCGCCGAGCGCCCATGCGATGGCGTCCAGAACGCTGGTCTTGCCCTGATTGTTTTTCCCGCCGATCACCGTCAGGCCGTTTGCCCCGGGTTCCAGCTGAACGGCTTTGATCCGTTTCACATTTTCTAGCTCGAGGCTGTTGATTTTCACGCTCATTCTTATTCCTCCCAGTCCATTCCATTCGGCAGGATATCCGGCGAAATATCCGGGCAGTCGTCTAATTCATCCTCTTTTCGTCCGACGAAAATAATCGTTCCGACGAAATCGACGCCGTAGAATTCGCAGTTATACGGCAGATTGATCAGACGGCCTTCTTCGTTGCAGATGATAACCAGATCGGTCGTGACGGACACCGTTTCGATATATCCACCGACGATTTTTTGCAGCGCCTCCAGCGTATTGGGAATGACGCGCGGTCTGGCCGGTTCTCCCGGTCGCTTGACATAGACTTTGATTTCATTTTTTGGCATTTGACATATTTCTCCTTTCGGTGTAGAATAGGAGAGCAAACAGGTTGTGAGATTTTGTTTGCTCCTTAAAGTCGCTTGAGTGCCAGCTCAGGCGGCTTTTTTCAATAGATAGTGACATCGTACCAGCCGGTCTTCCAGGCCTCCGTCTGCCAGTGCTCCGGGAAATAGATGTCGATCTCCCATCCGTTGACGGCAGAGCCGCAGTCTTCCGCGGTGTAGACGATCCCGTTAATCTCGAGCTGCGTCCAATATGGGATGAAATCGGGATCCACGGCGACCGTGTGGTTCGCCATGCATGGCGTTCCGAAGCAAGTGTAGGGACCGAATTCGCCGGAACAGCTCTCGCAGCCGCAATATGCGGTAACAAAGCATCTGACGGTCCGATCACTGGTCTCCGGCGCCTCCTCGACCTCTGTGGCTACCGGTTCCGTCTCTTCCTCAGATTCCACCAACGTGTAAGTCTCGCTTACAAGTTCAGTTGTCAAAGATTCTTTGACAGCTTCGGTTGCCGCATCAGGTATCGTGGTTTCCTCGACAACTGCCGAGCTTTTCTCGGTTGTTCCCGCCGGGCAATCCCCGAACGTGCAGACGCCGGTGACGATCGTCTCCGGAGGGGCAACCTCTTCCATCCGAATCGGTGGAGGCGAAACGACCGCTTCTTCCATTTCCATCACAGAGAAATAGAGGATCGTGTTGATGGCGGCCAAAGCCAGGATCAAAAAGAGAAGTATGTATTTCAGTTTCATAGGCTGTTACATACCTTTACGATCTCTTCGGCAGTCATGGCCGGCGCGATTCTCTCACCGACAACCTTGCCATCCGAACACCGGATCACGCCCTTCCGGCGGCGTTTAACCATCCGTCTGATGTGTCGCTCCCACTCGGCAACGATGTCTTTTTTAGCCCAGATCACCAGCGTGATTACGATAAGAACGATTTGAGCATCACCCAGCATTGGGTATAATTCCATTTTTCTGTGCCTCCTTCTTTTCCGCGATTTTGCGTTCTAACATTGCCCGGCCTTCCGGGGTCTGCATCGTGCGTTTGACGGCCCGCAGGGTATCGCGGGCGATGTTGCTGGCCATCCAGTCGGGGATGGCGTCAAAGTCCAGCGTACTCATGTGACTACCTCCTGCGGCTCGTCGATCGTGCCATCCCGGTGGTAGATCCGAGCCCGCGGCTTTTCCTCGTTGATAAACTGGACGATCAGATCGTGGTGGATGTAGATCAGGCACGTCTGGCCGTCATCGGTATCGCCGGGAAAGACGTAGGGGTACAGATCCGCGCTGTCCATCAGTTCCAGCAGGTGCTCCCGATCAGACCAGTCGCTGATTTCCACGCCGAGGGGAATCTTTGATTCAAAGTATTCCATCGTGCGCTGTTCAAACGGACGATCTTCGGGATAGTTCTTCGCGAAGCTCTTGAACTCGTGGAAGCACCTCGGGCACTGGTAGTGATTCAGCACCGGCACCAGATACCCTTTCGCGGCAAACTGTCCGCAGTCGTCGCACGTTCCGAACCCGCCGATCTTGAACGTGTCCTCCGCTGTCGCCCGGTAGGCGAACAGCCCGTTGGGAATTTTGATTTTCTCCATTTTTTTCTTCCTTTCTTTACGCCGTCGCTGCTGCGATGTTTCCAATTTGGGGACATTCATGGTAAAAAAAATACAGATGGATTTCCTCATAGGGTATATCCAACACAACACGAATGGCCTCAATCTCACTTGCGCGAAATTCGATCTTGTTCGTGATCTTCATGCGAAGAGTCTGTCTTGACATCTTAACAGCATCTGCGAGCGAAGACAGAGTAAAACCTTTTTCCGCGATTCTACCGCGCAGCTTTGCCTCGTTGACCATATTTTCACCTCCTTTGCGCGTCCCCATTTCGGGGACAAGACAACTATACACGAATGTCCCCGCTTTGTCAACATATTTTTGCAAAAAAGCTAAAAATGTTTCCATTTTGGATTGACAACAAACCGCTTTTGCTCTATAATTCAAATTGAAATAATAATAAGGAATGATTCGCATGACGATATATGAACGCATCAAACAGCTGCGCATGGAAAAAGGTATGAGCCAGCTCGATTTGGCACATGCCGTTGGATATCAGGGCCGTTCGGCCATCAGCAAGGTTGAAAACGGCGAACGTGATATCAGTCAGTCGATGATTGAAAAATATGCTTCTGCTCTTGGTGTATCTCCGGCCTTTTTGATGTACGGAGAAAAAAGCGAGCCCAGATCTGCCGAACTGAGCCCACTGGACAAAGAGATTATAAGCCTTTTTGCGCTGCTAACAGAGGATGAAAAGAAACTCGTTACCGCTCAGATAAAAGGGATTTTATCATCTCGATAAGCGCTTCCTTCTCTTCATCCGTTAATTGTTGAAGAAGCTCTATTGTGATATCGTCCATGATCTCAACTCCTTTCTAACGGGGAGTTTAGAATACCATGTGATCTTTGTCACTTAATATCGAATGATTAAAAATAACGGAGGTTGTTATTCATGAGCAAAAAGAAAAAGATCGTGATTATCGTTTGCAGTATTATTGCTTTCATTGCATTGGCCTTATCTATTTTGACCATTTATGCTAATCATGAGATAGACAAAATGAAAAAAAAGAGTCAGGATTCTCTTGATAATACACAGGGAATTCTTTCATATTCAGATTGTCAAAACATTTCTCTTTTAATAGAAAATGCGATTGAGCACAATCTAGATACATCTGTTAGTGTTTATTCAGTCGATGATAAGGTTTCTGTCAGTTGTAATATTGATCCAATTGTTCTTGGTTACCAAGTGATTCCCATTGCCAATGCGACCACTCCAATCATTAAAGAACATCTATTAGACAAAAATATCCCATTTGAATTTATCGTTGGCGGCAAGTTTTATAAAAACGGTGAGGTAAGCTCAATTATCAGACTTGAAACAGACGATTTAGAATCATGGGATATAGAAGATTTATCTGATCCGGATCATATTTTTATTAAAAGCGATATATCGTTCCAAGAAATCTGTGACCATCTAAACAAATGAAATCCCAGCCAAAGAAGCCGAAGCGCTCCTCAAAAGAAAAACTGAATGAGACCTGCGTGATCTATGCCCGGTACTCTTCGCACAACCAGAAGGACATGAGCATCGAGCAGCAGGTGGCGCTTGCCAAAGAGATGGCTGCCGATCTCGGCCTCACCGTGCTGGAGATCTACGCCGACCGCGCGATCAGCGGACGCAGCGATAACCGGCCATCCTTCCAGAAAATGCTGAAGGACGCGGCCAAAGGCGGCTTTCGGTATGTGATTTCGTGGAAGAGCAGCCGGATCGGGCGTAACATGCTGGAGGCCATGCTCAACGAGGCACGTCTCGCCGACTGCAACGTCCGGATCCTCTACGTCGAGGAGGACTTCGAGGACAACGCCGCCGGCCGGTTCGCTGCCAGGACGATGATGAACGTCAATCAGTTTTACAGCGAATCCATGGCCGAAGACGTAATCCGGGGCATGAGGAGTAACGCGGAGCATTGCATGGTAAACGGGATGCTGCCGCTGGGGTATAAAAAAACAAACGACCTCCACATCGAGATCGACGAGCCGAACGCGGAGGTCGTGCGTGAAATATTTGACCGGGTGGCCAAGGGCGAGCAGTATATCGAGATTGCCCGGTCCCTGAATGAGCGCGGCCTGCGATCCAACACCGGCCAGCCGTTCAACAAAAACAGCTTCCACCGCTTGTTAAAAAATGAGCGCTACCGAGGCATCTATATCTACCATGATATCCGCGTGGAGGGCGGGATCCCGAGGATCATCAGCGACGACCTTTTCTTCCGGGTTCAAGAAGTTTTGAAATTAAGGCGCCAATCTAAAGGGGGTAGGCATACTGTGTTTGGCGATTATTTATTGACAGGAAAACTGTATTGCGGAGAGTGCGGATCTCTGATGCACGGCATCTCCGGCACCAGCATGACCGGTCAGGCCCACTACTATTACAGCTGCACCAAAAAGAAGAAAAAAGCCTGCTCAAAGAAGAACGTCAGGCGTGATCCGCTGGAGAAAACAGTCGCCCGCGCGATACAAAAGCATATCCTGCAGGATGACGTCATACAATGGATCGCGAATCAGGTGATGAAGTATCAAAAGGGCCAGCGTGACAACCCGGAGCTGGAGCTGCTGCACACGCAGCTGGCCGACGTGAAGATCTCCATCAGCAACATCATGAAGGCCATCGAGGCCGGCATCATCACGGACACCACAAAAGACCGGTTGCTGTCACTGGAAAATGAGCAGGCCGATATCAAAGCAAAAATATCGGCGGCTGAATACAATATCGTAGACGTGGATCGTGATCACGTCGTTGCATGGCTGGAATCGTTCGTAGATGGAGACGTGGACGATAAAGAGTACCTGAACAGCCTGTTTTCCACATTCGTAAAAGCAGTATATGTTTATGACGACAAGCGCGTGAAAGTGGTTTTTGCCATCGGAGACGCCCAAGAGAAAACGGTCGATCTGTCGCTGCTGGAAGAAGCAGCGAATAGTTCGTATAAGCTCTCCACCGGGTCACCAATGGAGCCTCAGGCGAACTACTACGATCTAACGATGATACACGGAATGTTCGTTCTGAGCTTTTTCATGGATCGCCCATGAAGAGAATAGCCGCCACTGTTATCAGTAGCGGCTGTTTTTCTTTTTAACCAATTCCGTTATTTTATAACAATTCACAGATTCGCGGGGAAAGAATTGTTAAAATCTAACGGAAAGGAGCATTATGGCTATGGTTAGAATCCTTCTGTCCAAGAAGCTGGGCGAGCTTCGCTGGACGCAATCAGATCTTGCGAAGGCAACGGGGATCCGTCCGAATACTATCAACGAATACTACCATGAGTTGTCGGAACGGATCAACCTTGAGCACCTCGATCTGATCTGCACCGCGCTGAACTGCGACATCGGGGATATCCTCGTCCGGGTACCTCCCTATGAAGAACTTCATAAGCGCGGCGGTACATAATGTTTCTCGCGGCCGGGATCCTCCCGGCTTTTTTTTATTTCTCAATCTCGATGATTTTCCCGTTCGGGAATACGAACGCCAACCGGCTGCCAGTCAGCTCGGCGACCTTCAGGAGATCTTCCCCTTTCCAGCGGTCGAGCGCCATTTTGTTACTCATAGTCTGCCTGCTCATATCCAGCATAGCTCCAAGATCGATCTGCTTTTTGTCGGCCTCCAGCAGAGCCGCTTTTACTGATTTTGAAATCATGATATCGACCTCCTTCTTCGCATACTATTCTACACCAAAACGGTGAACTTGTCAACAGAAAAAATGTATAAGTTTTTCAAAAAAGTTTACTAAAACACTTGACAAGTACACCAAAATGGTGTACTATAGTCTTGCAAACGAAACAAAGGAGTAAAACAAAATGAAACACTACGAAATCAAAAAAGGAAATAACGGCTGGACAAAGGCAGAGGTTACCGATCCGATGGGCCGTAAAGATTCCTACGGTTGTTTCTACTCCCGCAAAGAAGCCGAGACCTGGGCCTACGCCAAAGTCAGATACTACTACGGAGCCAAGGTTGCCGACGCAGAGTTTGCAAGATAAGAAAGGAGATCATCAAAATGACTACTATCCAGAATCAGAATTTCGGCGTTGAGATCGAACTCACAGGCATCACCCGCACGGACGCTGCCAAGATCATCGCGAAGCACTACGGCACGAACCGCGTAGAAACCAGCTATGATTATTATAGCAGCCGCTACGCCATCGACACGAAGGGCAGACGGTGGCGCTGCATGTCCGACGGTTCTATCACCTGTCAGATGAAGGTCAACGGACGCACGATCAGCGCCTCCAAAGAATATTCCTGTGAAGTGGTTACGCCGATCCTCCAATACAACGATCTGGACGACCTGCAGCAGATCGTGAGAGAGCTACGCGAGGCTGGCGCTATCGCCAACAGCTCCTGTGGAATCCACGTTCACGTCGACGGAGCCAACCATACCGCAGATTCCCTCACCCGGCTGATGAACTTCGCCATCGGCAGACAGGACCTCTTTTATGAAGCTCTGCAGATCGGAGCCCGCGCGGACCGCTGGTGCCACAAGATCAACAAGACTCTGCTGAATAAAATGAAAAGCGATACCGAAAAGACGAAGGACAGCATGGAGCATATCTGGTACTCCCCTGCTAACGACGGCTACTCCGGCGGGATCGACCACCAGCATTACAACTCCACCAGATACCACGGCATCAACCTTCACGCTTTCTTCACGAAGGGGACGGTGGAATTCAGGCTTTTCAACGGCACCACTCACGCCGGGAAGATCAAAGCCTACGTCCAGTTTTGTCTCGCCATGAGCGCATGGGCGATCAACGCAGAGGATAAGATGTACTATAAGACGATCCCCAACTACACGCAGGCGCAGAAAAAGGCGCTCATGAACAGAGTGCTTACGCTTCGGCTCGGCATGGTTGGTCCGGAATTCAAGACCGCCCGCCTCCATTTGACCGCGGCCTTCGATGAAGCCAGCGCAGCCTAACCCGATAGGCTGCCCTACCGGCCGAACGGGGAGAAAGGATTTTCAATGGACAGACTCACCTCTTGGAATGGAAAGAAATACGTATTGCCGCAGGGAAGGACATCGGACGGTGAAAGCTACTGGAGGATCATAGCCGAACGGCTCGCCGCCTATGAGAATACCGGGCTTACACCCGAGGAAATCAAAAAGCTAAGGGAGGACAAGCAATGAAATACTATCTCGCCTATGGCAGCAACCTGAACATAAAACAGATGCGGCAGCGCTGCCCGGATGCGGTACCGATCAGCTCGGCCGTGATCCTCGATTACGAGCTGCTGTTCCGCAGAGGCGTCGCCACGATCGAACCAATGAAGGGAGCGTCGGTTCCTGTCGGGATCTGGAAAATCACCAATGAGGACGAAAAGGCGCTGGATCGGTACGAGGGTTATCCGTGGCTGTACACAAAGAAGGACTTCCCTCTCCGGTTTAAAGGCAGGATGATCACGGCCATGGCGTACATCATGACGCCCGGCAATCCGATTACACCGCCCCGAGGCGGGTATCTGGAAACCATCGAAAAGGGATATCACGATTTTGGATTTGACACCGGCACGCTGTTCGAGGCTGCCGAAGAATCAGAAAGGAGGTGCGAGGAATGACATATCTTGAAATTTTGAGCTGGGCCCGAAAGGGCCTGGCTGCCGAAAAGGCAAAATGGCGCGAGATGCAGGAGAAGGCCATCGAAGGCGGTGCGCTGGATATCACGCGCGGCGCACAGGAGAAGATTGAAGAGATCGAAGTCAAAGAGGCCACTCTTGACGATTTGGAAGAGATTCACAACAGGAGGTACTGATATGAGCAGAGATTGGACGCCGGAAGAAATACAGGCCGCGAGCGCGGCCATGAAGGAAGCCGGGGAAATGAGCTATGAGGAGTTCACTGCGGAAGTCGAAGAGACAACGGCCGCCAAGGAGAAGATAGACGCCTTTGCAGGTTTTCAAGCAAAAGGCTATGGGCTGCACTTCTGCCCCCGCTGCGGAAACATGACCGTAAAGACACAGCTGCACACGAACGCATGGAGCCGTCACGCCAACGTCTATATCTGCGACGCCTGCGGCATGGACGAGGCGATCCGCGACTGGCAGCATGATCCACTTCCACTGAAAGAGTGGGCGATTGCGAAGTTTCCAAAGGTAGTCTATCCTCAAACTGGCGAAGAAACGCCGCTTCCGTGAGTTGCAACAGGCGGCACATAATAAAGCCATGTTGACGCCCGCCCAAAAGAGAAACGCGCCACAGCGCCACAGAGACGACAAAAAGCCCCCCATGCAGGTAAAACGCCTGCACAGGGGCTTTCGTCTTTTCATCTTTTGAGTTCGAGCACGGCGGCTTCGATCAGGTTGTCGATGCTGGCAAGGTCGATCTTCAGGCCCTTCTGTTCGAGAAATTCCAGAACGAAGGCCTTCTTTTCCTTCCCCATGCCAGATTCCCTATAGATCTGTTCGGCTGCCTCCACGGCGATCGTCACCCACGTCCGGGCAGTGTGGAGCTGCTGCTCGGTGACCTTGGATCGGATCAGCGGGATGATGACGGTGGAGACGACCGCGCAGATCAGCAGCAGGGCCGCTCGCACGATCGGCGTGATGTCCATCAGGGATCCTCCTTGAATGATTCTTCTGACGGCTTCACCTTATACGCAGCCATCAGTTTGATTCGGTTTTCCAGCTTTGCTTTATTGTAATAGAACCCGGTCCCGGTCGCCACCTCCGCGGCGACGGCCGGGATCAGGTAGGCCAACGGCGTGAGGTCGCCGGTGCGCCAGATCATCACACAGGTAAAAGCGATGACGACGATGTTGATCACCGCCGCCACGATCAGGATCTTTTTGCTGAATTCCAGGCGTTTCATTTTTTCAGCGCCTTGTTGACGGCGGCCTGAACCTCCGCGTAATCATAACCGGCTGCGGTCAGCTTCTTCTCGCGGTTGGGCTGCACGCCCCATTTACCGTCAAGGACCTCCTGCACCAGCGCGGCAGTAACGCTCTTTTTGCCGGAAAGGGCCTTATTGACGGCGGCCTGTACCGCGTCATAGTCATACCCGGCGGCTTTCAGCTTCGCCTTTCTGTCGGCGCCATTGCCCCATTTTCCTGCAAGGACTTCCTTGGCGAGTTCGTCCACGGTTTTCTTCGCTACGGGCTGGGCCGTGGCGGTCGTGGAGGTATAGGTGATCCACGGCAGCTTGCCGTGTTTCGTCCACTTCCTGGTCTTGTACTCGGTCTTGGTTCCCAGCTTCGTGATCTGCACGCAGTTATCCCATGCCGGGGTGCATTCGACAACCTTGCCGTCGCCGATATACACGCCGATATGGCCGCTCATCCAGACGGCTTCGCCGGGGATAATCTTCGAGAAATCGGTGGAGATGCCGGAGCATTTTGTGATCATCGCGTCCGCGCCGATATCCGGGACGCCGTTGCTGGCGTATTTCGCACCGCCATAAACAGCGCTCTTGTCGCCGTTCCAGCCCCACAGCACACCCTTGATAAGACAAACGCAGTCGAACCCGAACGTGTCAGCCGTGGCCGCGCGGATCAGCTTCTGCCGTGTCGCCTGCTGGTTATAGGCCGTGTGCTGGCAATACCGGCTTTTGTTCGCTGCCGTCATAGGAGCGCCGAAGCAACCCATGACATAAAGCGTCTTGTAGTTGTTGGCGATATCCGTGACCTTTTTCACGAATTCCGTATTGGTCATGTGAGTCCCTCCTTCTTTTGATCATGAGCCTGCTGGTTCATGTGCTTTTCTATTTTTTCGATGGCGTTTGTAACAGGGCCGTTACAGCCCTGTTCCTTCAACCCCTTCAGGCAGGCGAGCACCCCATAGGTCAGGAGGCATAGCTCCTCTTTCATCATGGCGATATCCTCGTCCTGCTGTTTCTGCCGCTGGACCCATGTGATGATCTTATACACGAATCCACCGATAGCGAGAACGGCGGCCAGAACTGCCGCCGCCTTAATAAATAAATCTGCGTCTACATACATCGCTGCCCTCCCGGAAATAAAAAAAGAGCCGTTACTGGCTCTCGTCCTCTTCGTCCTTTTTCGGTGGGAATTCACGGATCAACCGATCTTCCTCTTCCGATATAGCCCGAAGCTGCTCCAGCTCATTACTGAGCTGCTTGATTGTCTCTGCCTGCCGCGCGATCGTGTCGCACAGCGCCTCGATCAGCTCCACATTGGTCATGTGATCAATCCTCCGTAATCAGCTCTTCCAGCCCGGATTCCCGCAGGATCTCCGCAACCTGATCTTTGAGTTTCGCGGGGACCTCCGCAAAAGTCTTTTTGCCGAGGATGATTTTCTGCGCCCAAAGCATTGCCATCATCGTTTCGCCCTCCTTTCCGAACAGAATTCTAAAAATGAGCTTACGCATAGACGATCTCACTCATTTCCAGCAGACACTCTTCCAGCATCTCCACGCGGGCCGTCAGCTCCGCGCGGGTGAGGATCACTTCTTCCTCCGTCCCTTCCGGCACTTCCGGGGCCGTATCCTCCAGATCGTCGACGGCGTTGACGTTACCCTGCGAGATCCACTCGTCGTATTCCATCTGCGTGATCTCCGTCGCCGTGTACGACGTGCCGCCGATGGCCGGTTTCCCGGAGAGCTGCGCGAGCTCGTCGCCGTTGAAACAAAGGATCGCCTGCGCCTCCGCTTTCGTGCATCTGACGCGCAGACCGTTCCGGTTCTTCTTAACGTAGACCGGGTCCGCCTGGGCCTCGCAGGAAACGATGATATTGCTCTTGTTAATGATCTTAAAGTATGTCATAGTCCCACTCCCATACAAATAATTTATTGAACAGCATCTCCATGCTGCGCTTTGTGTGAAAGGCGTCGAACCGGTCCGCGTAGGCCGACCAGCTCTTCATCGCCGCGAAAATGTAAGGAAATTCGATTTTACCGTCAAGGAGCTTTTTATGCAGCTTTTTCAGCTTCCGGCGCATTTTCGTGACGCTGCGCTTGTAGATTTTTTTAATGACTTTCCCGCTCTCGGTCAAGTAGAACCGCGCCTTGAGGAAAGTAAATCCGTGGCTAATTTTGACGATCTGCGTCTTCTTCTGATTCAGCACGATTCCCAGCTCGTCGCACACCAGCTTGATGGCCTCCATGCACTGCTGCAGGTACTCTTTGGACGGGTGGATCAGATAGCCGTCATCCATGTACCGGGCATAGCCTTTGATTCGGAGGACCTCTTTGACGAAGTGATCCAGCCGGTTCGCGGACAGTAGAGCAAAGACCTGACTGATCTGGCTGCCGAGCCCCAGCCCGACGTCACCGAACGCGTCGATGAAATGATAGGTCAGCGCTTTGATCCGGGCATCGTCAAATCCCTTGTCAACGATCCCCTTTATTACAGCGTGGGAAATGTTGTCAAAGAATTTTGAGAAGTCAAACAGGAGGATATAACCTTCGTTGCCGTGCTTCCGGTAGTGCTTTTGCAAGTGAGCCGTCAGCCGGTTAATGGCGAAATCATATCCCTTTTTTTTCGTCGATGCGCCGTTGTCATAGATCAGCGACCGGCAGAGCACGGGGATCAGGGCGTTGTCGCAAAGACACTTCTGCACTACGCGCTCGTTAATGATCGTGCTGCGGATATGCCGTTTCTTCCCGCGCTCAAAGACATCGAACTCAAAGAAGCCGGGGCTTTTGTATTTCCCGGCCAGCAGCTCCATGTGGGTAGTGCGCACATTGATCGGCGCTTGGATCATGTACCGCTGCACCGACGCCTTCCACGATACGCCGACACAACAGCGCTGATATGATTTGTAAAGGTTACGAAAAGAGAAAACCGTCTCGAAGTCCGTATTCTCCGGGCAGCGTTCTCTTTTCTTTTTTTTCCGGGCTTCCACGCGCCGGCGGTACCGGTTTTCTTTTCTCTCTTCGCTCGTCATGTTATTCCGTACCCCTGTCGGAAGGTTGCCATAGGAGCATAGCGTTTCCAGCCATGAAATACCGCATCACCTTCAAGCGGTACCATGCAAGCAGCGTCCGGCTGAACGCATCGAAATAAATATTTACCTTTCGGACGGTTGTGTGCTCCTTCTCTCCTTCAGAGCAGATTTCGCCATGCGGTTACTTTGTCAATCGTGAGAGGAGCCCCAGGCCAAGGCATTGGCGTTCGAGGCGTTGTTCGTGTTCGCGTTGCCGTTGTTGTTCACATTCTGGAAAGAGGTGGACTGGCCGGAATTGGGAGACCGCAGCCACCAGTTGCCCGCCGTCACACGCAATCACAATATATAGCACATAACCTTATTCTCTCAGATTTTTGTATCTGGAAGAATCGTTTGAGAGGACGCCGCGGAGCAGATCGAGCTCCTGCGCGATCAGGCCGACCCAGAATTCCATCACGTTCTCCGGCAGCCCGAAGATCTCCTGCGCCACTTCAAGCTGGGAGATCATGCTTTGGAGTTCGCACCGCGCCCGGAGAAGATAGTCCCGACGCATCTGCGCTTCGTGCTGGTTCTGGGGGAAGACGGAGTTTGCCTTTTTAACGTTCTCATAGATCCGCACCGACGATTCCGTCAAAAACTGCGTGAAATGGAACGTATAGCGCTTCGGGAAATTGATACACTTTTTAATGGTGTAGATTTCCAGCTCTCGCGCTTTGTGAAGAAACTCCATCTGTGACACATTTCGCTTGCTCTTGATCACGCTCATAGGTATCACCTCGTGTTGGAATATAACACATTGGGTAACGCGATGTGTTATAAACGATAAAAAATAACGGAATACGATATAGAAAAAAAAGAAAAAATTTCGCCTCGCCTGCGGCGAGATGGAAATCCCTGCTGGGCGGGGATCTGGCCGGAATGAACCGGCCAGATCATAAGAGCCGATAGATCAAATACAGAAGCCCCAGGCCAAGGCATTGGCGCCCGAGGCGTTGTACGTGGTCGCGTAGCCGGAGTTGAACACATACTGGAAAGAGGTGGACTGGCCGGAAATGGGAGACCGCAGCCACCAGTTGCCCGCCGTGCCTTCGCCGTTGAATGTTTTGCGCACTCTGTCAGTGTTTGTCACGAACACCGGGAAGGTCAGGTTTTCCGCTCCCGCGTCAACCTCGTTCTTGTACGGGACTTCCGACGTGCTGAATCCGACTTCCGCGCTGCTCAACAGGAACAGCTTATCGTTGCTGCTGGTGATGTTACTGCTCTGGTTACCGGCAGAGGACAACACCTGAACCGTCTTGATCATAGACTGCCAGTGACGCGGGAGCTCCGGGAACAGCGTATTGTTCAGGAACCCGCGAAGAGCAGAGGACGCCCAGCCGCCTGCGTTTGTGCCGGTTGTATTCATCTGCCTGGTCGAATTCATCAACCCTACCATGTGGAACACGACGCTTGCGAAGTTGTTGTTCTGCTGCCGATAGTGATTGAAACCGATGACCTGCAGGATGATCGCGGTATCGGTGCAGACGGTGGTGCCGAGGACGATCTTGATCCTGTCGCCCAGCTCAAAGTAATCCTTCGCGTGTCCTGTCTCGATGATGCCGAAGAATTCAGCCAGCGTGTAGCCGCTGTTGTCGTTGGCGTCGTCGGAGTAGAGGAAATCGAAGCCGGTTGCCACCGTGTCCGGCAGCGTCGGCGTCACGTAGAGGGCGTGCGCGTCGACATCGGAGGTCACGTTCGCGGTCGATCTGTCGAATCCGAGCCAGAACGCGTTCGGATCGTCCGGCACGAGGTCGGCGCCTTCGTACACCGCGTAGCCGTAGACCTCCACCGTGTTGGTCTGCAGCAGCACATCTCCGTCGTAGAACCGGACGCGGTATTTTCTCACCGCCTCCGAGAACTGCGCGGTGCAGATCTTATTGGCCGTGATGTTGGTCAGTGTCTGATCCCATCCGGTGTAGGTGTACTGTTTTTCCACCGTCGGCGCCTTCGTCGGTGTCGGAATGATCCCGGCGGCAACGGGGTTGATCGCGTCCGCGCCGTGACGGACCGTCTGCGTGTTGAGCACGGTTCCGTCGTAATTCTTGAACGTGACCGTGTGCGAGCTGACCACATTGTCATAGGTCAGCACCAGCTCCGGGAAGGCCGTCGTCACCGTGGAGATCTCCGCGTTGGTGATGTTGGTCACATGAGCGACGCCGGTCAGCACAAAGCTGTTCGCCGCGTCAAGCGGGTTGCCGTTTTCGTCAAGACCCTTAAGAGTCGCCAGCCGCGTGAGCAGATCGGCATTGTCAAGGATCCAGTTGACCTCTGTCAGGCGGCCGCGGACAAGGTTCACGGCGTTGGTGAGAAGCGTCTGCGTGTCGATCCCCGGCGCGTTCTCGATCCACACGTTGGTCAGATTCTCTCCGGTACAGGAGAACGTGTCGAGCTCCGGAAGGTTCCGGGCGTGGAGCGTGCGCACCTTTGATCCGAGTGCGGCCGTCTTCAGTTTCCGGCCCTGCGGCAGATAGACGTTGACGAAGCCGACGCCCGCCAGATAGATCTCCTCCAGCAGGGTGCATCGTGTAAGATTCAGTTCGCCGGAAAGCCCGCTCTGCCCTCTGAGGTCGATCTTCTTCACAAGCGGAACGGTCGTCAGCGACAGGCTGCTCAAATTGGCAGAGGAATAGCTGTCGCCGCCGAGCAGAATATCCTGCAACTTCTCGCCGTTGGTGATCGAGACCTGTCCGGGGTACAGATACGCGGCGTTGTCGACGTGCTTCAAATTGGAGCCGTTAATCAATTGGATATTCAGCTCGCCGGAAACAAGCACCAGCGGATTCCCGTCGCCGTCAAGGCACTGTACCGTTGCCGTCTCGCCCTTTTTCAGCCGCGTCTTACCGGCGGGCGTGTTATCGCGCAGCATGCCGACGTACATGTGGGAGTATGGCGTCATTTCAATGGCCGAGCTGAAATTGGCGCCAGGCTTCGCCTGATACCGGATGATGTCCGCCTTCGCCTTCGCGCTCACGTATTTTGAGGAGAAGTATTTCTCCTGATAGGTCAGGAACTGGCGCCGCTGGTCGCGTTTCTCGCCGTGCTCCATATCCACCATCCACGAAGCGGTGGAGGCGTTGACGATCGGCGCGTCGTATTTACCGGCGTAATCGTCGATCATCAGCGCTTCGGGCCGGATGCGCTGGTAGGCGTCGAACTTCTGAATGATGTTCGCGGCGTCAAACAGACCGGCGCTTTCGTAGGTGTTGTAAGCGGCGGCCAGCTCCGTCTCAAAACAGTCCCTCACGTTACACCACAGGACGCTTTCAGCCGCGTTGAAATACGGGTGCGTCACCGTCTGGCCGTCCACCGTCTCCTCGTAGCCGTCCGTGTCCTCGATGCCGTAGGCCTCGCCCCAGACGAAATTGCCCTTGTTGTCGATGCCCAGCACGGTATCATCGTCGTAGTTCTTCGAAACGTTCCAGCGCCAGACGTCGTTTTCATCCGGCTCATAAGAGAGGAACATATTCTTGGCGCGGTTGTCGACCGCCAGGAAGAATTCGGTGAAGAGATAGTAGAACAGCAGATTCGGCACGTTGAAATAATCGGCGGCCTGCCGTTTGAATTTCGCCCGGCGGTATTCGGCCGTGTCGCGGGTATAAGGCCCGAACCTCTCCTCCAGCGGAAGGTTTGCGTTCGTTGCGGTCGTAGGATCCGTGGAATACACCCACTCATGCATTGCGATGAAGTTGGCCTTCATGCCCGCCGTTCCGGCGCCGTCCGGGTACCGGAATTCAAAGTGCGATGCTTTGGAATCGTCCTCTTTCCATCCTTCCTGATCGAAGTCGTGGCTCTTGAACGTGCACCGGGAATAAGTATTCTCCAGGAATTCGATGCAGCACTGCTCGTTGCCGCCGCCGTCCCATGTGCCGGTTTCGCCGAACACCTCCGTATTCTTTTTGGAGTTGTTCATATCGCCGCAGAAATACAGGATCGTGTCGCCGGGGTTGATCGTTCTCGCGCCGGAGACGCCCAGCAGCAGCGGAGAGGATCCGGTGTTTTTAATGAATACCGCCACAGGATGACCTTCCACGGTATCACGGACGCGGCTGTCCACGCTCTTGGCCTTTGACACAAGCGGATTGAAGGTATTGAACAGATCCGCCACGCAGACGTTGTTGGCGCTCTCCGAGCTGGCCACGTTTGCTTTCAAGTTGAAGTATTTGACAGGGATCGAATCCTCGGTCAGCGAATACCCGTTGGAAAGCGGCGCGTCCGTCCCGATCACGTAGAGCCCGGAATTCTTCATATTGATATCAAGGTTGCCGGCCACCTGCCTGTAGTTCATTGAGCTGGTACCCTGTAAGGTATATTTCGCACCGTTGGAATACCACTGATCGGCCTCCACATTGTTGCCGATGCGGTGCGTGATCTTACAGGTCGTATTACCGGCGCTGCCCTTGTCCGCAGGGAAACCGGCCGTCTCGATGGTGATGATGTGCAGATCCGGCGCGGCGGTCATGAGCTTCTGCATGTCGATCACGCCGTCCGTGTATATGTCGTTACGGGTGTACCGGTCGATCATCTCCTCCACGTCGCCGCAGTCGGCGATGTAGTTCTGCAGGATCTCCCGGTCCGTCAGCGACGCCGTGTACATGCGGAAGTGATACAGCCAGATGTCGCAGTCGTCGCTCCCGATGACGAAATCCTCCGGGTTTGACTGCGCGAAGCTGGTCTTCGTGTCGCCGGTGAGGAAGGTCTGCCCCTTCGCCGGTGTACCGGCCAGCCAGAATTTCATGGAAGCTTTCGTCGGGTCGATATTCAAGCCCATTTCGATCTTCTGGTTCTCCGCGTACTGGCAGATCATGGAGTTACCGGCCTGGAACATGGCGTTGTGAGCGTAGAGCTTGATGCCGAGGTTGTCGGCGAAACACTCCGCGATCTGCGTGTCGTAATCGGTCACGTTCGTCACCTTGAAGATCACCGAGATATGCTTGCCTGTACCGGTGGATCCGCTCTCGCCGTTGGTGTTGTCCCGAGTCAGGAACAGCGAACGGTCGAACGTGATGCTGTCGCCGCGCCGGATCACGAACGCGGTCACGCCGTCGGCGTCCGTCTGAAAGCCGCCGTTGACCCAATCGAAGTCCTCCGAGAACGTGAACGGATGTCCCGCCGCATAGCCGAAGCTCGTCCGGTCGTTGTCGGCGTTGTTGTGGCCGTTGGGGTCCACGTCCATCAGCAGATTCGCCGTCACTGGCACGATGTTGTGGGGCAGCTCCGTGGCCGTGAACGTGATGTCCTTGTAGACCTGTCCGACCTGCAGCCGCAGCGTGCTCGTCCCGGCGACCGTGGGCCGGTAATCCCAATACTGGATCTCGCCGCTGGGTACCGTGACGGTGCCGACCGTGGTCCCGCCGATCTTCCGCGTCACGGTGACGTTGCCGCCGGAGGGCCTGACCACCATCCACGGGATGGAAGTGGTGGAATACCGCTGCGCGGAATAGGCGCTCTGCCCCACCGCGATGACCACGGTGGAGGTGCCGCTTTGCGTCCAGATACCGGTATGATGCAGCACGTTCGTGCTGGTAGGCGTCCCGCCGCCGAAGGAAACGTCCATCCATGCGGCGATCTCGTGCGAGCCGTGAGACTGCGCGGGGATCGTCACGCTCTCCGATTCCGCGGGGCCGGTCTTCGTCCAGTAGACGTTGCCGTCGATGGAGACTTTCAGCGTCTTCACGATACCCGCGCCGGTCGCGCCGGTGGAATTCAGCCGGAACGTCAGCGTGTTCGTGATGTAGTTGGTGATGGCAGGCAGCGCCCACGAAACGGAATACACCGTGCTGGTTATCTGCCACGTAAACTCTTTGAACAGACCGTATTCGTCTGTGATCCGGATGCGCACATTGTTGACGCCGCTGTCCAGATACGGCGAGATATCGAAGCTCTGCGCACCCTGCGCGATGTTCTCCTGCCGCATCACCTGTACGCTGTTGACGAACCACAGAACGCTTTCGGCGGGGCCGGTGACCGACCCTTCCGCGTCCTTACTGCTCCACGTATAGGTCAGGTTGACTTCGTTCCCGGCGATGGCCGTGATCTTCTTCCCGCCGGAGGTGTTGCGGAACGTGATAACGCCGGTGCCGGTCTCGCCGCCTCCCCCGGCCGGGATCTCGATAGGAGTAAACCCTTCGATGTCCTCGTCCTCACCGCTGACGGGATCCTGTTTTGTCAGATGGAGGAAGTATTTTTCGGTCTCTTCATCAAAGGCGACGTAGCCGCCGTCGAAGGAAAGCCCGCCGCCTCCGCTGCCGGAGATCTCGATGCCTTCGCTCAACGGATCGCCGTTTCTGTCCATCAGGAACAGCTCGTGGGTCGATTCGTCAAAATACAGGTCGCAGCCGAAAGCGGCCAGCGCACCGTCCAGATCGGTGATGTTGGCCATGGTGTGATTGTGCGAAGAAAAACCGGACAGGGATTTCAACGCATTCAGAAGCGCCGAGAGCCCCGTCCGTTCTACAACTTCGGTACCGCTTTCATCCTGCGTAATCACGAACTTTGCGCCGGATTTGACGCTTTCAGCGGTATTGAGTTCTGTTACTTTTTTCGGCATTTATATCCCTCCTCAGATCCAGTCTGTCCATGCGTGTATGTTGGACAGAGGCAGCTGTTTGGCGCGGCGTTTGATCTCGACCGGATAGTCGGGCGAAATGCTGATAGCGAGCTGGTGAGGCAGCGCTCCGAGGATCGCCGCTCCTGTAGGATAGGCGTTGAACACAAAGACGAGCGCGTCTTTATACGTCCCGTCCTCGGCTGTGAAGGGGAACGAAGTAGACGACCCGCCGACGACATAATAAAGCCCGGGGATCGTCAGCCGGTCAAGGTCGGTCGTAACGGTCTTGGAACGGTTGGTATAGGCGTTGGTCGTCGTCAGGTCGAAGATCGCGTTCTCCATGTCCTGGCCGATGCGCATCGCGAATCCGAGAAGCGTCGATTCGCCGGTGCCGCCGCGGGCGACGCCTAGCACGCCGTCCATGATCTCGGCGGTGGTATGCGTATGCGAATAGGCTGCCGCGCCGATTTTCGCGGGCGTTACGCCGTGCGGATTTTCGGTGTTGCTGAGATGTGAAATAAGATTCATAATCGCTCTTGAAATCTTACCGAATGCGGTTGACAGCTTGTCGCCGGAAAGGAGCGGCTGCAGACCAGACGACTGCGTAAACGTGACCGTCTGATTATTCGTCGCCACGTTCGGCACGTTGCCGAGCCCGATCTGTTCTTTGGTGACTTGGTGGGGGTTATTATAATCGTGGATATGTTCCTCGAACGCCTCCTTCGACGCGTAAAGCGTCCCCTCGGAGATGATCGCCGTCACGTGCTCGGCCTCCCCGATGGCGATCACCAGCGTGATGTCATGCTCGGAGGCCACGTCGCTCTCATTGGCCTTAACCGTCCCGGCGTTATTGCCGTCGTTGCAGTAGCAGTACAGGTGCTCCACGTTGTCCTCGCCCTTGCAGAAAAGGCCAAGCTCCCGCAGCTTGAAGTCGCTCGGTACGTCCGTGCTGTCAAAATGGCCGTTGACGGTCAGATACCCGGCGTTTGTATCGTCTACCTCGGAGATACCGAAGGAGACGATATCGTTGATCAGATCGTCCAGATTGTGCCCGTCGCTGCCGGAGGGCAGCGTCCCGTTGCCGATCTTGAACCGCGTGAATGTGACCTGTTCCCCGCCGATGGCCCGGATAAAAAGATTCTGTCCGGCGTTGGTGATGACCGGTGCTTTTCCAATCATGTTTTTTCCTCCTTAATATTCCATCAGGATATCGTCGTTTTCGTCGGTCAGCAGCTCGCCGATCTCGTCCGTCAGGGCGGAAAGCTGCGTCATATCCAGCCCCTCCACGTCGTAGATCGCCAGCAGGCCGTACTGGATCGCGCAGCCGTAGAAGATATCCTTCGTCCGGCCGGTTTTGAAGCTGATCCGTTCCAGCACGGAGCGGACGTTGGTGTAGAACCGCGCCCGGTAAAGGATCCGCTGGATCACCTCATGGGTGCCGAATTCTTCGCCGAGGTCGATATCCAGCTTATAGTGATACGGCAGCCCGCCGTACTCCGGCCACTCCGTGACCTTCGCGGTGGAATACATATCCGTCAGCGCCCGTCTGACCGCGCCGATGGAGCCCAGCGTCCGGTGGACGGCGAAGGTGGATTTGAACGTCTCCCGCTTCGCCTCGATGTCAGCGTCCGCGTCCCACCAGTCGACCTTGAAGTCGTAGGCCAGCACGTCCAGCATGGTCTCGTCCAGCTCGTCGATCCGCCGGTAGATCGCCAGCAGATCGTGATCCGCGCTCAAGGATTGGATCTCTTCGGCGACGATGGAAGCAATGATGGCGATCCGCTCCGTCTTTGACAGCTCATAGGGAAAGGCCCGCAGCAGCGTCTCGGCGTCGAAGTTATTCATCCTCGTAGCCTCCGTTCGTCACGGTCTTCGTTCCCAGCACCGCCAACTCCGGCGTGGATCCGTCCGCGCCGTCAGACATCTTCCGGAAGGTCGGATAGGTGATCGTCGCCCGTTTGATGCCCGTCTGCATCAAAAGCTGCCACAATTTGCTCGGATTGATGTCCCTGCCAAGCCTCGCGCTCTGCCATGTCGCGTATTCGTTCACCGCGTTGGTGACGGCCTTCTGGATATCCGCGATCGGCGTGGTGGTCTCGTTGGAGATGTAGTAGGTCAGATTGATGTTGTAGCTGACGGTCGAGGGGTCCTTGACGGTGACGATATCCGTCAGCGGCCGCACGTACTCTTTGTTGCAGGCGGTGGCGATGGCGCTCTTGATGGTGGATCCGGCAGGGCTGCCGTCGTCCATCAGCGCGTAGATATCCACGTGACCGCCGTAGTCCTGCCGCACGGTGACGTCAAGGGCCGTCGCGGAGGCCAGCGCCCCGCCGGAGACGATCGTGACCGTCATCAGCCCATCGGTATAGGTCACGGTGTAATCCGTTTCCAGTTCCGCGGCCGCAGAGGCCCCGTGCGCCTTCACGACAAGTGAGGCGGTGTCTAACTGGTCCCCGCCGATAAAAACGCACTTGTCGCCGCCTGAGGCGGTTGCAACAGGCAATTCGAGCGTCCGCGTTCTTCTCGGGTTGATGGCCTTCACGTCTGCGATCTTGTCAGAGACGGTCTTCGCGTGGTAGATGTACGCGCCTACCGCGCCGGCGGTGGAATAGGAATCCAGCACCAGCCGCATCCTCGCGTAGTAGGCGTCGTCGCTCTCCTGATCCGCGCCGCCTTCGGTCTCCGTCGTGTTCCGGCAGGCAGCGTAATACGGGATGTTGTCCACGTCCACCAGCGTGTTGATCTGTCCCTCAATGTAGCCGTTCCCGGCGGCCCCGTCCGCGGAACACTGCGCCATCACGTCCACGTAGGTATCGCCGATGGCCACCATCGCGTCCTCCGTGGTCTCCCAGAAAAGGCTCTGCGAGATGTCCGTCACGCGGGTCCCCGCCGGGATCAGGATCGCCGTGCTCTGCGCCGCCGTCAGCGTGAAACGCATAGTGCATTTCGCGGGCTGGGCCGGGTTGCGCGGCACGTTGTAGATCCACTGCCCCAACGCTTCCAGATTGGCGCCCTCTGCACGGGAGGGAATGTTCTGATTGCCGATGTAGTTCTGATTGACGCGTTCGGCAATCAGAATATCGGCTACCCACGACAAAAAGAGCCTGTCCGGGTCCGCGGGTCGCAGCGTTCTTCCGGTCAGGCTCTCGTATTTGGCGATCAGACGGTTGAGGAGAGCGCCTGCATCGGCAGACACAAATTCATAATCTGTTCCTCTCATATTTCAACCTCCACTTCGATATAAAGTTTTCCGGTGTCGAATTCACCTTTGACGCGCACGTCGATCAGACGGACGCGGGGCTCGAACGCCTCGATGGCGTCCTCCACCTCCTGCGCGGCGATCACCTCCGCGATGGGTACCTGCTTATTGACCCACTCCATCGGCAGGCCGAACTCCCGGTACATGGGAACGGTTCCCTGCCAGGTCTGGATCAGCAGCGCGATATCCTGAAGGATCGACGCGATTTCGTCTCCTTCCACCAGCGTGTAGGTGATCGGATCTTTGTTATTGATCGTGTATCTCATGTCGTCACCTCGGGTACTCCTGCAGCGTCAGCGTGATATCCGCGTCGGTCACGTTGCCGTAGCGGTCCGTGTCCTTCCAGCTCACCTTGAAGCTGGCGATCATCCAGCTGCCGCCTCCAACCCGGCGGGTACCCATCCGCAGCGGGAGCACCGCGCCCTGTTCGGTGTAGGACCGGATCTTTTCGATCTCCGCGGCCGGGTTCCCGCCCAGAGCCACGGAGACGCGGACCTGTATCGTGATCTTTTCCGGCTCCGAGCCGGTAAATTCCGGCAGGGCCTTCCGCAGGTGCAGCTCATGGTTCTGGATCTTCGCGCTGCCGGAGTGCTCCAGCTTTGTGATCGTCTGGATCGACTGCGCCGAAACGGAGAAAATGATCCCTCCGAGACTTCCGATTGTCATCCTGTCAGCCCTCCTAAAATGTAGCCGTCGGCATTGAAGCCCTCCGCGTAGACGCACAGGACGGGGTCCCCGACTTCCGGGATCCAGTGTTTCAGCTTCACCTCATGCTTGTGCGCGGCAAAGGCGGCCTCGCCGCTCCCGCCGCTGGCGTTTTCCGTCTTTCCGTCGTCGGAAACACGGGACCGGTGCCGCATGATCGGCAGCCAGTCGGAGACGATCCCCGTGTCCGGGAACTGCACCCGGGCGGTCATCTCGCCCTCGTTCACCGCCGTCACGTTTCCGATCCGGATGGGACTGTCCGCCATAAAATCACACCTTTCTCAATTCGATCGTCGTGGTATAGCCGCCGTTGCCCACGCTGTGCCGGGCCTTTTTGATGATGTATTTCCCGGACCAGTCTCCGAAGCCGGAGATGGTCACGGCGCACCCGGCCGTCAGAGCCGGATTCCCCATCATTGTGAAGGTAGCCGTCAGCTCCATTTTATTGTGGAGCCGCAGCTGATACGCCGCCACCTGTTCGGCCTCGCCGACGGAGCCGACCTTCTGCGTGATCCGCAGCGTCTGCCCTTCCTTGCCTTTGCCGTCCGCTTCGGCCGTGCCGACGATACACTCGCCGTCCGGCTTCGTCCAGCTCACCTCACAGGAGGAATACGTGTCGTTCTTCCCCGTCTTGAGGGAATACTTGATGTAGTTGCTCCCGCCCCGGGCGATATGGTGGACCGGGGCCCGGCGCTCAAAATAGGCCTGCTCGAACACCACGATGATGTTGTTGGAGACCTTCAGACTGCACCCGGCGTCGTTGCACAGCTTTTTGAGAAACTGGATATCGCTCCTCTTGTACTGCTCCACCCGATCGTAGGATGGATTGGAGTTGCCGGAAAACATACAGGCCATCCCGTTGCGGGAGGCGATCTCCTCCGCGATGCCCTTGAGGTCGAAGTTCTCCCACACCTTGCATTTATCCGTCTGCCGGATCGACGAGGTGTACGGCAGCGCCGTCCCCTTGATCGTCACCCGGTCCGGCGGTCCGTCGGCCGTTACAGAATCCAGCTCAAACTGTCCGCAGTTCAGCACCCCGGCAGAAGAAAGAATCGCCGCAGAAATCAGCAGCCCCTTTGTCACACCGCCGAGGAACGAACCGCCGCCCACCTGCCGGGAGGCCACCCCGCCGGAGTGACCGCCGCCGGTGTACCCGCGCTTTGTCACCTGCGATTCCGCGAACCATCCGAGATAGCCCACGCAGATCGGATAGGGCACGTCCTCCTTGAGATTCAGATAGGTGATCTTGCCCTCGTAGTTGGTGACAAGCGCGCCCGGGTGGCCCTCCCCGTAGGAGGTGTACTGCGGCCGTCCGCTGACGGTCACGTCGTCGCCGACCGCCCATCCGGCTGTGTCGGTTTCCGTCCGTTTGACGCAGTCGGCGGCCACATAGCCGTCCTGTCCGGAATAGCGGATATGCGCCCACTCGCCGTCGTTGTCCAGCAGCTCCAGCCGTGTGCCGTATGGCAGCGTCAGCTTGTTGGCGTATTTGTTGCTTTTCCCGGTGCGGAAATACGCGCCGGTCGTTGCGCTGACGATATAGTTCCCGCCGGAGGACGCCGCCAGATTGGCGGGCGTTTTCATCCATTTGTCGACGATGGTTCCTCCGGCGTCGGAGAGGACGATCTGAAGATCGTCCGTCTCGTCTTCTTCGTTATCGGTATAGGTGACGCTTTCCAGATACGGCGCGATGTCGCCGGAGATGTCGGTCCCGGCGAAAATGATCCGCGCCGCGGTGCGTCTTGCCAGCTCGCTCATCCGCTGACCCTCCTCCACGGAGGCAGCGCGTCCTCGTCACGCTCTTCGGCGTCCACGTCCGGCACGCGGATCTTCACGCCGGCGGGGAAAATGTACGTGCCGAGATGATCCGGGTTCTCCCGCATCAGCAGGTCCTTATATTTTTCGTCGCCCATGGTCTTATGGGCGATCCGGTCAAACATATCTCCCTGTATGGTCTCGTATTCGGTCATCGGTACACTCTCCTTTCCCGCTCGGCCATGTAGTCCTCCAGCATATTTTCCAGCTGGCTCCGCAGCGTTTCGCCTGCGGTCTGGATCTGGTCGATGGAATCCCCGCCGCCGGTCACGTTAATGGTCAGCGCCACGTTAAAGCCGCCGCCGTCTCCCGCCGATGCGGCAGGCGTCGCCTCCAGCGTCTGCACACTGTTCATCATGGAGGCTGTTTCGGAAGCAGGGATCACCTTTTCGCCGCCCTCGAAATAGACCAGCTCGGGGCCTTCCTCACCGACGAGGTGAACGCCACGGGTGGCGCTCTCGGTGCCTTCCGCGTAGCCGCCGTTGGAAGATCCGCTGCCGTTCAGGGCGCTCATGGCGGCCTGCCGGATCGCGGCATAGGCGTTGTAAACGCGCTGATAGCTTTTCTCCGCTTCGTTGGCAAAGGCGTCGATGGTGGCCTTGCCGTTGGCCGCGGCCTCGGCGCTCATGTCCATCTTGGCGACGTCCTCTTCCAGATTCGCCTGGAGCTCGTCCATCTTCGTCTGGAATTCCGTCGTCAGATTGGCGAGGCTGTCGCTGACCTCTCCCTGCGACTCCTGGACCTTCCTGTAATTGTCCACCATCGTCTGCAGGTCTTCGGTGCTGGCGCTGGCCATGCCCGCGATGGCGGCCACGCTCTCGTCGCTGCCATCCGCAAAACTGGCAATCACTTCGCTGAGGCCTTCCACCTCGCCGGTCTTGGCGTTCAGCGTGTCAAGGTTCGCCTGATAATCGGCCCAGTGCTGCGCCTGGCTTTCCAACGCGGAGTTGATCTTCTCGATGCTGGTGGTCTCGACCTCTCCGGCCTCGTCCCACAGGCTGTACTGGCCGCTGACGCTCTCCAGCGCCGCGTCGTAGGCGGCGGTGTAGGCCTCCGTCAGCGCGTCCATCTGCGAGACGGTGGTCGCCACGGTATCGTTGAACGCCTGTTCGGCGGCGTCGGCCGCCTGCTGGGCCTCATAGTACGCTTCCAGCTCGCTGCGGGATCCCTGGTAGGCCGCCTGCGCTTCTGTCAGCGATGCGGTCAGTTCGTCCACGCGTTCCTGCGCGGCGCTTTCCTCTTCCAGCGCTGCCTTCCACTCTTTATACTCCGGCGTCAGAATAGCCAAAATCGCGCCGAGGCCTTCCACGCTGCCGTACATGCCCATATAGACGTCCTGGGCTTTCTGGGCCCGTTCCGTCGCCGCGTCCAGATCAGCGTTGGCGTCGGTCAGTTCCTTTTCGGCCACGTCGATCTTGCCGTAAGCGTCCACCATGGTTTCCACGGCGGCCTGATTGCGCCGTGCTGCCGCTTCCGCCTTGACCATGTTTTCCACGGTCGCTATGAAGTCCGGCTGATTTTCCGACAGCTTTTCAAGGCTGAGGTTCAGCTCCGGGAACTGCTCGTTCAGTTCCGCGATGATGGCCTTCATCTCGTCCTCTTCGGCGGCGGTCCGGTTAACCTGACCGGCCAGCTCTTCCAGCCGGTGGACCAGCGCCAGCGACGAGATCTCCTGCCGGTCGATCTCCGTGATGGAATTCTGATAGGCCGCGATCGTCCCGCTCAGATCTTCAACGAGCTGCTGCGTCTCTTCGCGGTACTCCTCCACCGACTGTTTCCCGGCTTCGTATTCTGCGGAAAGCCGTTCCACCTGCCAGCGGAGCAGCTGCGCCTCTTCGGAGTTTTCGCCGTAGGTCTCTTTGGCGGTCTCATATTCCGCGTTCAGCTCCTGCAGCCTCGCGTAATTCTCCCGCGATTCGCTGGTAAGCCCGCGCAGTTCCTTCGCTTCCTTGTCCTGCGCCTCCACCAGCGCGATCAATCCGACGGTAAGCGCCACGACCGCCGCAGCGACCGCCACGTAAGGATTGAGGAGAAGCTGCGCGTTGGCCGCGGCCGTAGCCGCCGCCTCCTTCTGTTTCAGCGCGATCAGCACCGGCTCCAGCGCGATGCTGATTTTTTTGTATGCCTGATACGCGGTATAGACAGCCAGGAACGCCCCCGCCTCTGCCGTGATTGCGATCAGAGATTTGAGGACGATCGGATGCTTCGACAGGAACTCGTTGACGCCCGTCATGATCTCCGTCGCCATCTTGGCGAGCCCCTGGAATTCATTCTGGTACGCTTCGCCGATGGTGGTCTTCAGCGCGTCGGTAGCGGATTCCAACAGCGTCATCTGCCCCTGCAGATTGTCCAACTTTATCTGCGCCATCTTTTCGGCGGCGCCGGTGCAGTTGGAGATCTTGTCGGACAGATTGGCAAAGTCCTCCTCGCTGGCATTGACGATGGTTAAAAGGCCCGTCATGCCCCGCTGACCGGCCAGCTCCGCGGCGTAAAACGCCTTCTGTTCTTCGGTCAGCCCGGAGAAGGAATCCCGTACCTGCTCCATGATCTCCATGAAGGTGTACATCCGGCCGCTGTCATCCGTCAGGGAAATGCCCAGCGCGTCCATGGCGTCGCTGCTTTCCTTTGTCGGCTTCGCCAGCCGCGTGAGGATCCCGCGCAGAGATGTACCAGCTTCCGACGCCTTCACGCCGCTGTTGGCAAGAATGCCCGTGGCGATGGCCACGTCCTCCACGTCGTAGCCGAGGGACCCGGCCAGCGGTGCGACCATCTTGAACGTCTCGCCCATCATGGAAACGTTCGTGTTGGCGTTCGTCGCCGTCGCCGCGAGGATATCCGCGTAGCGGGAGGTGTCGGCTGCCGTCAGCCCGAAGGCGGTCATGGAGTCGGTCACGATATCGGAGACGCGTCCCAGATCCTCGCCGGAGGCGGCAGCCAGCGACAGCACGCCCGGCATACCTGCCAGCATCTGCTCCGCTGACCAGCCGGCCATACCCATGTAGGACATCGCCTCTCCTGCCTCGGTGGCGGTATAGCGCGTGGTGGCGCCAAGCTCCTTGGCCTGCGCCGTCAGCGCCGCCATCTCCTCCGCAGAAGCGCCGGAAAGCGCCTCCACGGTACTCATGGTGGATTGGAACCCCATGGAAAGCTCGACGCACTCTTTATAGGCCTCGGCAATCTCCTTCAGCCCTTCGGCGATCCCGGCGGCCACCAGCGCGGCCCCGACGGCCTCGAACCCGGCGGCTCCTTTATTGCCGAAGTCGTCGGCTTCCTTCGCCGCTTCCTCCATCTCGTCGGCGGCCTTGTCCATCTCCTGCGAGAGACGCTGCTG